ATGACCGATCGCCCCGATGACCCGGCAGACCAGCCGCCGCTAGTCCAGGCGCTGCTACTCGCCCGCTATACCCTTGTGATCCACAACGGCATGACCGTGACCAGCGAGGGCGAGTCGTGGAGGCTGGACTTCACGACGGAACTGGCGAAGATCGACGCGGCGCTGCAGAGCGCGGGGATAGATACGACAACGGAAATGCTCGCTCCTGTCAAGTGGACAGACGCCGACTGAGATGGACGCGTCAGATTTGATGCTGGCGACGCTTCGATCGCGCCCATTCTCCGACCCGGATTGGCTATTCGAATGGAAATATGACGGCTACCGCTGCCTCGTCCGCAAGACAGGCGATCACGTCGAACTGATATCGCGCATCGGCAACCCGCTGAACGTTTCGTTTACCGACATCGTGCAGGCGGTCGCTGCAGTTCCCGGCGACTTCGTATGGGACACGGAACTGGCGATCGGCAGTGGTCGCGGCAGCGAGTTTGGGTTGCTCCAGCAGCGGGCCAAAACCATCTCACCCAGAAACGTTCCTGCGGCTGTACGGCGATGCCCCGCGAGGCTTTACGTGTTTGACATGCTGGCAAACAGACGAGACTTGCGCGGGCTGCCGCTGATCGAGCGGAAACGCATCCTGCGAGACTCATTTGATGATACGGATGCGCTATCGTTTGTGAGCGGGATTATTGGCGATGGTGTGGCGGTGTTTGGGTTGGTTCAGACCCACGGCTTTGAGGGCATGGTGGCCAAGCGGCTGGCATCGCCCTACGTGCGCGGTCGGTCACGGGACTGGCTGAAGATAAAATGGGCGGGATACAGCAGGAAGGAGAAAGAATGAAAGTTTCTGAATTGTCTGGTCCGCTTCTCGATTTTTGGGTGGCGAGAGCGGAAGGGTACAAGTCAGTCGATGACGTGCCGTCGACGCTCACGGGCGAATGGTCCGATGGCAGCGGCACCAAGAACGATTGGGCACCATCGACCGATTGGGCGCAGGGTGGTCCGATCATCGCCAAAAATTTCGGCGTAATCCACGGCGTCAATCCAGTCGTCGACTCATGGCCTGATGGCGATGAGCTACTGCCGTTCCTGTTGCGGCTTTACGTGCAATTTGAGTGCGGCGAGGAAATAGAAGATTGGGATGCGCCGCAGACTGCGGGCTAGAGACGCGCCAGTCAGACTGGGCTAACGGGGATGGGTGATGACACGAGAACAGGTCGAAGCACTGCTGGCGAAGCTGACGCGATGGGATCTAGCTGGAGACTATGAGGGCGACCACAGCATGGTTCCCTGTGAACTCGACGGCGAATTCGTCAGGTTTGATGACGTGCGGGAAGCGTTGGAAGGGATTTTTCGCAAGGCAGCGGATGAGCTGGAGGCGGCGAACAGGCGCATCGCTGAGTTGGAAGTGCGAGCCGCTCAATCGGCCGCGCTGATCTCGAAGGCAGTCGCGATGATATCGCCGCCGAAGGAGGGGGCGTGACTGAAGCCGAATACCGCGAGAAGGTGCGTGAAGCGCTCGTTGAGGGGCTATTGAGTTTCAACGGAGCCGCCTACAACGAGGAAACAAAGCAGGCGATGATGGAGAAGGTGATCGAGGTGTGGCCGCCACGCGACCCCATTCAATGGGTCGAATCAGTCAGGATCGAGAATGGCGCATTTCACTACAAACTGACGCAGGAGGCGACAGAGTTGCTGAGAGCGCAAGGATTTGAAGAGGTAGAAGCGCCGCGCGAAGCGGGCTGAAGAGGGGTGCCGCCCAAGGCGCAATGCCTCGGACGGGATACAGCGAATGGGGCTGGAGTGGCGGGTGGCTTGTCCCGCTTGCGGTGCTTTCAACAACACTTACTCGGATTTCATCACCAGCGTATCAAGGCGCCTGTCTTCGCTGGATCGTTGTCAAACTCTCTACACTAGCTTTGTCCGGTACTCCGGGGCCGCGCCTACGACACTGCACTCGCTCAGTTATTCGGCTTGCGCCGACCTCGCTCTAGAATCTGGTTGCCAACCAGCGGTCACTCCAGTAGACAGTCTACCGCTTGTAATTGCGGTTTACAACGGTTGGGCTGTTAGGCCGGCACGCCAGCACCGACTATCGCCTGAAGCCGGTTCACAACCAGATTAATCGAGTGATCGCCCAACGATAGTCCGCCAGGCCATTTGCTCGTGTCGATCAACTGAAAGCCAGTCTGTTGCAGATGGGCCATCAAACCGGGCCTGTGCATCCATTCCCCTAGGCGTGGGTAGCCGAACCAGATATCCAGTCCGTTGCCAACGATCACCAGCCTCGCGAGCTCGCGCACATACTTCTGGTAGTAGGCCAGATTCGCGCCTTTGGGCGGCTCGAAGGCGTGGAGCTCGCCGATCTGCGCCGCAGGGATGAACATCGGCGTGTAGGCCGTTCTCCAACCGCCGAGGCTGTGACCACAGACATTGAAGACCGTTCCGGCCGGCGCAAGTTTCAGCGCCCACTCCCAGATCTGTTTGGCACTCTCGTACGCGCCGCGCGTGACCTTCGCACCATTGCCGACATCGACTGGCTCAAGTTGTACGTCATCAAACAGATCGCCAATCTTGCCCGCCGAGAAGCGTGTTCCCGAAATGCTGAGGCATGTTGCACCAGTCGAGTTAAGCGACAGCACGGCCTGGCTATCATTGTCCTTATACTGGCTGACGAACGTGTGGCCCAGGGACTCAAAGGCAACTTTCGCCTGCGTTGGGTCGATAATGTAGGCCGCTTGCGAGCACTTCGCCGCGGCGAGAACCTTGGAGAAGTCCATGTTATTGGCTCGCCGCAACCGGCGCCGAGGCGGCATTAGCGTTAGCGACCGCGGTCACAGTACCAACACCGAGTTCAGCAAGCAGGATCGCGCCTTGAATCTGCGCCTTCATGTTCTGGTTGAGCACATCATCAGGCGCAGCGCCGACGATCACGCTGACAGCCGGGAACACGGTTGCCACGAACTTGGCCGGCGTGTCCGTCGAGATAGTCGCGCCAACAGCGCACGATGCGTCGACGATCGGTTTGGCGTCGGCGATTTTCGTTTGAGCATCTGCCGGGATCAGCGCGGTCAGCGTCGGAGCGATCGTGAACGCTTGTTGAACCGATGGGCACACCGCGGCGACGAATTGAGCGGGAGTGAGCTTGACGGGTGCGTTCGATGCGCAGCCAGAAAACGCGAGCACGGCGAAGCCTGCCGCGAAAGCAGCATATTTGCGAAGCATGGTGGATCCTTAAGGGGCTAGTTTGATCGCCGCGGCAGCGGCATTGGAGACGGCGCCAGCGACGTTGCTGATGACAGCGCCTTGGGCTTGCGTGGGTGCAGTAGCGCCTATGGCAGTAGCGGAGTAATGGACGACGATCGATCCGTCGGCGGCTTTGTTGGCGTCGATGTTCAGAGAGCCTATGTCGCGCCAATCCATGGCCGAGAACTGGCAGCATTCCATCTTGCCGGTGTCGGGATCGAGGAAAGGGCGGACGCTAAACGTTGCAGAGCCCGCACAGCCGCCCAGCGAGAACAGCAGCGCGAGGGCTAGGGCTTTCATGCTGCGGGCGCTGCTGGTGCAGACTTGCCAATGCTGATAGGCAGGCTCAGAACGCCATGCCAGCCAGTGATGACCCCGATCATTGCGAACGCCGCGTCGCGCAGCATCGGGTCATTGATATGCAGGAAATCGCAGACAGCCAGGAAGACGAACAGCAGGCCGACCGAGACGGGTTTGATGAGATCGTTCACAGATGCTCCTTGTCCGATAACGGACGGTTCTTGAGGTATAATTGCTAAGGTGTCCAAAAAGGAAGAACAATCGTGAGCATTGAAGTTTTCGGAATCGTCTACAAAGCGACGAACCTGATTAACGGGAAGATCTATATCGGCCAGACCGCTCAAACCCTATCGAAGCGGCGCAAGGCTCACGAAAACTTGGCTGGCAAATCGACTGCCTACTTCCACCGAGCATTGGCAAAGTACGGATTTGAAAACTTCCATTGGGAAATGGTCGAGGCCTGTCAATCCAAAGACCACCGTTTTGAGCGTGAGATATTTTGGATTGAACACTTCGCATGCATGGCGCCCTTGGGTTACAACTCCGCAGAGGGCGGGAAGGGCGGCGCATACCTCGAAACGCACAAGCAGCGAATTTCTCTGGCCATGTCAGGTCGCAAACTTTCCGCTGAGACGCGCCAGAAACTCAGCGCTGCCCACAAGGGAAAGAAGCTTTCCTTAGATCACATCGCAGCACTCAGGTCGAAGATTGGCGAAAAAAACCATTTCTTCGGCAGGGCTCACTCAGAAGAAACGAGGAAGCGAATCGGTGAGAAAAGCAAGGGCCGCAACTGGGCAACTGGAATGAATGCCGGTTCATGGGCTGATGCTGATCGAGCCTTGATTCTGGAATGCTACTTCCGGAAAATGTCCAACAAGGACATGATCGCCTCCCACCTGGAGCGAACCGGCAGAAAGATTGGCATCAAAGCACTCATGCGCGTCTTCCGAGAACTCGGATTGCATATCTCGGAGACTCGCGGCAGGCGCGGCCTGATTGAGCGTCACGCCTTCATCGAAAGCAATAGCATCGAAGTTTTCTACGAGCGCCTTCGCTCGTTCACTCTTGTTGATGATTCTGAATCCGTTCCTTGTTCTCTGCTAACTTCTTCTTCCACGTCTCTGCATCCTCTTTGACGTTCGGGTTCCAGCCGCGGAAATTAGAAAGATGGCCTACAAAGAGGTGGCATGAGACGCCGCCCTTTCCTGATTCGCACAAGGTGACCAGGTTGTTCGGATCGAGCTCAAGATCGGGATGCAAATGGAATGGCCGGATATGGTGGACTTGCAACTTGTCCTTGCCGCCACAGACCACGCAAACGGGCTGCGACTTCAGGTGTTGCTCACGAACTGCGGGCCAGTGATTCGAGCGCGCAGAGGTAACCGGATGCTTGCCTTGGGCAGCATCGATGAGATGGCGAACGATGGGCATAAAAAAAGCCCGCTCGTGGCGGGCTCAGAAGGGAAGTGAAGGGGCCTAGCGACTGACGCCCTGTATTGCGATGCGTCGCGTAACGGTGCGGCCCTGGCTGGTTATGACGGTCACGTGGACGGAATAGGTCACGCCTACGCTGGGCGTACTGAGCCACCATGTCGCGATGCCGCCGCTCACCAGCGTGGCATTGCCATTGGGGTTGATCGTCAGGAGCCCGTCGCCGTCAGACTGCGATACGGTGGGCGTGCCGGCGATGGTTTCGCCGGGCTGAAGCCATGACGACCAGTTGATACCGAAGTCGAGGACTTCGAGCGGCCCCATCTGATATGTTGCGAGCGGGCCATTCCATTGGGCGGGGAGCATGATTGATTACTGGCCGTTCAGGCTGTAGCCGATCACCAAGGCCCCCGCTGCGACGTTGGGCGAGATGTTCGCAGTGATGTTCGTCGGCGTGCCGCTGGACTGGATGGCGAATTCCCAGCAGTTCCCCGACGTCGAGGCGTCCCACATACCCACGCCCACTACGAGGCCGAGCGAGGTCGTGACTTGAGCGAACGCAATCGCATTGTTGTTGCTGATCTGCCCACTCGTACCAGTTGATGCGACCGTCGTTCCTGCGCCTTGCGTGCCCGCCCAGTTGGCGAGCGACGAAGTGATGGCGACGCGCGCATAACCCGTTGCGGAGCCCTCTGGGATCGTGCCGGCTTGGAGCGCAGTCGTTTGCTCCGTCCATACCGCGGTGCCGTCCGTGACAGTCCCTCCTGCGGTCGTCGGCCATGCGGGCTCGCCCGATCCTGTGGTGCCGGCAGTCGTGCATTTGTACATGCGCCCATTGAGCGCGGCTGGCACGGTGTAGGCATTCAGCGCAACGGCGGTACTCCGCGGAGATTGCCCGGCAGAGGCGACGATCAGGCCGGCATAGCGCGTGGCCGGAAACGCGTTCGACTGACCGCGATACTCATTGTCGATCTTCTTGTTGATCTTGTATTGCGTGTCGAGCATCGCTCGCTCCTTATGCGGTGGCGATGCGGGACTGAGCCGCTACCGCCGAGATTCTGGATTCAGGTTGAACAGCCGTAGTGCGTATTTCATTAGGTACTGCTGTAGTGCGAATTTCACTTGCGACGCCTGCGACCCGCGATTCAGCCGGGACCGTCGCCACGTTTTCGGGAGTGCGGAAGGGATACACGCGAGTGCTGGAAGCCGTCGCGTTTAATGCGGAAACAGAGATGAGTGCTTGGGGCGTGCCGCCTGAGATGACGACGCCCGATACGGCGGCATTGAGCGCAATAGCAGAGACACGGCCATTTCCACTGATCGAAGGCGCCGCGAACGTCGCGTCATTGGCTGCGGCACTGATCTTCCCGGCGCCGCCGATGGCGAGCGTCCCGGCCACGCCATCAAGCGCGGCGAGTGCGACCGATGCGAGCCCGGCAACCGATACCGAGCCTGCCGTTGCGACGCGGGCGCTGACCTGAATCGACCCGGCACCGGGCGCCCAGATGGCCACGTTGGCCGAGGTTGCATTCAGGCCTGATGCAGTGATGCCAGCAGAGCCCCCGTCGAGGACACTGGCTGAGGTGACATCATTGGCCCCGGCACTTATCGCGCCCGAGCCGGATGAGGCCACAGACGCAGTGACAGCCTCGAGCGAAGTCGACGTGACGCCACCTAGACCAGAGACGGTCGCGTTGCCCGCGACGGCATCAAGCGCTGTTGTTGCAATCGCACCGCGGCCGACGACAGCGGTATTCGATGTGGTTGCGTCGAGAGCCGATGCCGATAGCGAAGTCGTTCCCGCAATGGCAACTGTCCCGCTTGACGCTTCGAGCGCGATGGCCGAAACGATGCTGGTGCCGCGAATGGCGACCGCACCGCTAACCGCATTGAGTGCAGTGATAGTGCCGAGGCTGATCGACCCGCCGACGAGCACCGCAGCAAAGACAGCATCAAACGCACTCGCTTGGGCCGGTCCACTGCCACCAATCGGCGCACTTCCGGTCGTAGCATCAAACCCGGATGACGTGACGGCCGATGGAATCGTGTACGTGATTCTGATTTGGGGCCCGCCCCCTGCGACCGGAGCTGCCGCACCGATGCCGTTACCACCAGCACCCGCCCCAGGTGAGCCAGCGGTCCCGCCCTGGCTTGAACTGCCTGCGCCGTTGCCACCGCCCCCGCCACTGCCTCCACTCGCGTTCGATGTTCCCGCACCGCCATTGCCGGTTGTGCCCGATCCCGCAGCACCGCCTGTTGCACCGCTAGAGCTTGCGCCACCAGCTCCAGGCGTTGTTGAGGTTGCAGCACCGCCGACTGTACCGGCGCCTGATGGCCCCGGTGCACCACCCCCGCCGCCGCCATGTTGACCCGTAGTGTTCGCCGCACCGCCGGCCACACCGGGGAGCTTGGTCGTGCCAACCGCACCAGTTATCGATGCGCCCGCGCCACCAGTGGTCGAGCCGCCTGCGACGTCAACCGTGCCGTTCGCGCCGACCAGGGAGGTGGCGAGACTGGTGCCACCGAAGTAGGACGCAGCGCCCGAGGTCGTGCCCAGCACATAGGCAGTGGTCGAACCGGAGAGCGTGACGTTCGCCGCGGACGAGTAACCACCCGTGCCAGCGCCAGCCGTCGCGGACGTGCTGCTCGTGCCGGTGTTACCGCCACGGCCCCAGACCTCTACCAGATCGGCCTTGGTGACACCGGCAGGGTTCGTCCACGAGCTGCCTGTCGTAAGGACAACAACAACTTGTGTCATGGATCGAAGCCCTAGACGGCTAGGAAGTGTTTATGCGTGAGACGAATAAACGGCGAATATTCGTGTGGCGAATAATTTATGAGACAAACAAAGCGCGCTCGGCTTCGCGACGCTTCACGAGTCCGGGCATGACCTTTCCTGCGGCTTGAGTCCACCGAGGAAACTGGTCTGCCGCCGCGGCGAAGCTGCCCGCATTGACGAGGCGGAGCAGGGTGGACGATCGGAAATTGCCCGCGCCGACATTGAAGACAAAATCAACGAGTGCATCAAACTGGTTCTGGTTGAGATAGACATGAACCAGCGAGTTGACGATCTGGGCGGAGCGGGCAATGTCATAGTCAAGCCATGCGTCGGCCTTGGCCTGCGTGATGGTCATCCCCGGCTTCACGTCTGAACCTGTATGGCCATAGCCACAGGTGAACGGAGAGCCACCGCTTGCCGGATCAGGGTAGGCCGTCAATGAACAGCCCTCCATTGATTTGGTAAGCGCTACGCCAGCGGGGGAGACCTGCATGCTCATGACTCACTCCTTTCGATGCTTCCTGCGTTGACGCCAGAACTTGTCGCGGACAAAGACGATGATCTGAAGCAGCGTGTAGACCGCCGTCAGAAGAAGAACCCAGTCCGCCAGCGGAATGCCAAGCAGCGTGGCACTTGCCACCGAGACAGGAGGAAGCGCCTTCGCGGCGCTGGCTACGATGTCGCTGCGCGCGAGGTCTGCGGCTTGGTCGCCGATGGTCATGGATGCCCCGGAAATGAAAAAGCCGCTCGATGGCGGCTGTTGGTTTGGTCTGGACGTAAAAAGCCGCCTCGGTGGGCGGCTTGTGGGTCGGCTAGAAATCTAGCCGTCTACTTATGCTTAAGCGCATGTCGTAATCGGGCTTCTATCGCGTCTAACGATGCCTCGCCTATCTCGACGGTGGGCGCATCAAATGAGCGCTCCAGACGCTCAAGTATCTCGCCATTGAGCGATCGGTTTGTCTCTGTCGTGGCCGCTTCTAGTCGGTCCTTTAGCTCTTGGGGCATTCGGATATTCACCTGCGGGTCTGACCGAGCCATAAAAATTTCTCCTGAGAGATGCTTGACATGTACTAGTACGGTGCTACTATATCACCGTGGTAGCACAAATCATAGCACGGAGAAACCTAGATGAATTCATTGAGCGCCGAGCACATCGCAGGACTAGCCCAGTCGGTCAAGAAGACTTGCGGCGTATATGTCTTGATGAGAGCCGGAGAAATCGTGTACGTGGGGCAGTCGATCAATTGCAATCTTCGCATCGGCAGTCATCTGAATGATGCAGGGAAGATGTTCGATTCGTACTTCGTTATTGAGTGCCCAGAAGACAATCTCAACGAAGTCGAGGCAAGGTACATAGCCAAGTTCGGTCCCAAGCACAACGTGATCATGCCGCTAGGTGGGGGTGATGATCGCGTCCGGTCAATGTATCGAATCCCAAAGGATGTCGACGATTGGCTGCAAGACAAGGCCACTCGGAATGGAACTTCGAAGAACATCGAGCTTGTCGCCGCCCTGCGGAAACTCCGCGAAATCGAAGGACAAAAAGAAAAGGCCCCGAACGCGTGATCTTGGCGGATTACGTTCAGGGCCTGTGTCGCAACCAAAACGAAGGAAACAACGTGTCGAATCTTATCAGTATTTCAAGCAGCAACATCGGTGGCCAAACCGTTCAATCCGCCGATGCGCGTGAGTTGTATGCATTCCTTGGTATCTCGCGAGACTTCAACCAGTGGATGCGCGACCAGATCAAACGCGCCCGTCTCGTTGAGGGCCGGGACTACCTTTCCTACGAACAGGTAGAAAACCTTTCTGGAGGTCGCCCGCGCAAGGAATACACGCTGACCATCGACGCATCAAAGCACATTGCGATGATGAGCGGCAGCGACAAGGGCTTCGAGGTCCGCGACTACTTCCTTGAGTGCGAGCGCCGAGCTAAATCGGCACACACCGAAAAATCACCCGCTACATTGTCCGAGATCCGCGACGCCGCTCAGTTGTTCCCGTCATTCTTCGGGGTCGCCACTTTGATCGGCTGCGACAAGCAGGCCGCCGCGATCAGCGCAAACCAGGCAGTGCAGGCTGTCTCAGGAACCAACGTACTCCAGCTCATGGGCCAAACGCACATCACCGCGGCCAATCAGGAATCGAAGTACTACACGCCAACCGAACTCGGCAAGCAGATCGGTACGTCGGCGCGCGGCATGAACCTGCTTCTCGCTGAATCCGGCTTCCAGATGAAGCGCGGCGAGCACTGGGAAGTGACGGACGCCGGCAAGGACTTCGCGCGGATCTACGACACCGGCAAGAAGCACGGAAGCGGCGTTCCAATCCAGCAGATCAAGTGGTCGGCGGAAGTGATTCCGGCATTGGGAAAAGACGCAGCTTAAAACAGGAGCGCCCCGCATCGGCGGCAACCGAGCGAGGCGCTGTTTGACCCGAAACCCCAACTCTCACGTAAGGGAAGCGAATCATGTTCAAGCATATCACGGCCACAGCCGTGGGGATTGCGCTCGTCTGCGCGCTGACCGCATGTGGCGGCGGTGGCGGCGACTCGGCCCCAAGTGCTGCGCCATCCACGCAAGCGGCCGGCAACCCATGCCTCATCAGCGATCCCGCGGCCAAGCCGACCTGCATCGTCGACGCGTCAGTCCTCAATCGTTCGGTGGTCAACTATGGCGACGACACCCGAATCAAGGCGGTCATAGCCAAGGCCCAATCAGGCCAGCCCATCACCATTGCGGCGATTGGCGGAAGCGTTACCCAAGGCGCATGGTGCACCCAGCCGCAGTTCTGCTATGTCAACCGCGTATTCGGCTGGTGGCAGGCGACGTTCCCGCAGTCAAAGATGACACTGATCAATGCCGGCATCGGCCAGACCGATTCGACCTTCGGCGCGCAGCGGGTCCAGAACGACGTGCTGAAATACAACCCCGACTTCGTGATCGTCGATTTCGACGTGAACGACCAGTGGGACAGCAACAGCACAGCGAGCTATCGCGACCTCGTGCAGCAGATCCTGAATGCACCGTCACATCCGGCCGTCGTGATGCTCGCCGTGATGGACCGCTCAGGGCACAACGCGCAGGACTGGCACGTCCCGGTCGAGCAGGAATTCAACCTGCCGTATGTCAGTTTGAAGAATGCGCTTCTGCCCGAGGAAGCGGCGGGTCAGCTTAATGCAATCGACATAACTCAAGATCCGATTCACCCGAATGACTTGGGGCATCAGATCTTGGGTGAGCTTGTGGCTTACAGGCTGCAATCGGCGATGCATTAGCGGCGCCTTGCGTAAAAAAGCCGCCGAAAGGCGGCTGGTTGTCGATCTTCGCGTTAGGTTTTCGCGCGGGGCAATTCATTCAGGGGCCGCTCGCTCGATAGGGGCGCGCGACTCAAGCCGGCGAATAAGCCGAGACCCGAAGCGGATTCCACGCTGCTCTACGAGCCGGTATTGAGCATACGACAGCCCGGCGACGACAAAAGTGCCGATCGCATAACAAACGAAGAGGCCGTATTGATGCATACCAGAATGGACGATAACCCACGCGAATACCGCAGCCATCAGGTTGAACACCGTCGCGTGCGTAAGGTAAAACGAATAGCTGATGTCACCCATGAAATTTGTTACCCGGTTCGCAACGAACCGGCCGCCGACTTGCGACAGACCGAAGGCGATCGATGCCCATGACAGCGCTTGCTGATAGTCGAGCGGAAGGAGTGGTTCGGATGGGCTCCGGTAGGCAATCGCCATGTACCAAAAGACGCCCGAACCGAGCGCAATGCATCCAGCATAGCGCTTTGCTTCCTGGCTCCATCGGCGCGCGCTCACATATAGGTGATAGACGCAGATGCCAAGGATGAAGATCGGCAGGCGAGACAGAAACCCAAACATCCAGAACGGGCCGGGAACGGCGTGCATTGCTGATTCCCACCAGATGCCCACGAGTCCCGTCACGGCAAGCGCAAGGAATGCCCTCCCGAAGTCACTCAGAGCTCGGAAAATCCACGGGAAAAGTACATAGAAGACCATCTCGACGCCCAAGGTCCACGCTGCCCAAGGAATGCCCTCAACGGTCGACGGCGAGAAGTTGAACAAGAATGTCGCATTCAGAAGGACATCCTTCTCGCTGTGAATGGTGCCGTAAACTAAATAATCTCGGACGCACCCAAGAACGATCCAGATATAGAAGAGTGGCGCGATCCGAAAAAAACGCCTCATGAGGAAGTTTCGGATCGGCGCATTCTCTTCAGCGCGCGAGGCCGTCGACATGCATAGCGTGAATGCGCTGATGACAAAGAACAAGCTCACCGCCGACATTCCCGCATCCGAAAACGGCTGGAACCACGATGGAATTAGGAGCCCAGCGAGATGCGGGAGGTGAAATAATGCGACATAGCATGCCGCCAGCCCCCTCAATGCGCTCACAAAATCCAACTTTTCCTGCTTCATGGCATCCAACCTCCGATCGAATGGAGGTGAATGCTACACGGAATTTAGTCCTGGCGACGCGCAAAAATTGATCTGGTCTATCTTGTCTGCGCGTATCCGCTGCGCCAGAAAGTCGGCGCAGCCCAAGGGTCAATGGCGACGTCGAGCGTAAAGGTTACCGTTGCAAGTCGCAGTGCTCGCACCGAATGAAGCCTGACCTACTACGTATACAGTTGTCGGACTAGATACATTGACTATCTGCATCGGGACAGAAAGAGTCTGTATTTGACCGGTCGCAAATGTCGCGACAATGTCCGCATAGTTACCTAGCGATGGAAGGGTGGCCGATGTCGTGCTGATACCACCATACAGAGCCGCCACAGTAGTAGTCCCCGCAGGAACAAGGGTAACCGTACCCCACACGTCCCAATCCCCCGCCGTGAGAGACTTGCTCGCGCAGTTGGCGGGCGTATTCGTTGTAAGAGACGTGCCGGTGGTGTTTGCCGGTTGATACTCGCCGATGTTCCCCGCCGTTGCTGCTACGCCGTTCGTCACGCCGTTCAGACCTTGCGGAATGGCTACGCCGGTCGAAGTCCCCCACATTTCCGCTTTAACCGCGTTGGTATTGTCAAGCCATCGAAGGGACTGCCCCGTTCCCATCTCGATAGCAACACCACCACCACCAGCGCCGACGCTCGTGTCCAGGCCGCTATTCGTGCCGGCGAAGAAAATGATCCCCTTGCGGAATTTCGCGTTCTGCCCGTCACCTATATAGATGGCCGCTGTGGCATTGTTGAGAGTGTTGTAATACGCGCCCGCCGTGATGCCAAGGCCGAATGTCGTGCCTCCTACGACGCCTCCATTTGGCGTGGCGTCAACTACCGACCCGAAGTTGCTGACGTCCAACTGATTGAGCGAGATACCCGTTACGCCCGACGCACGCATCACAACGCCACACAAGCCACACGCGATCGGATTGCCTGTGCCCGTGTCATCGTTCAAGGCGAAGAAATAACTGCCCGCGCCCCCGCTCGCGCCACCTGTCCACGTGCGATAGTCGCTGGTGCGAGAAGCCGCCACAATTGCATTGACGCCGATTTGGCTGGTGACTGCAATCGATGCAAAAGGCATTGCTGCGGGGAGCCAGGATGAAACCCAGGAGGATGTCGTTTGATTGTTGCCCGTGATCAGATCAAGGCTGCTGAGAGCTTCAGTCCCGACTTGCATGCGATTGAATTTCGCCGCAACGCCCGTCCCCGCATTGCCGAAGTATGTCGGATAGAAGAACGTACCAGGGCTGCCATTTACTGGGGTCGATCCACCAATCGTCAACGAATTACCAGCGCTGTTATTGGTTACGGTGCCGGTGAACGTCGGCGATCCCGACAATGCGGGCCCACCCGAACCCGTTGCGGCATTGCTGAGGCCGGTTGCTACGCCCGTTCCCAGTCCGGAGACGCCAGTCGCGATTGGCAAGCCTATGCCGTTCGTGAGCGTAACCGCCGAAGGTGTGCCGAGTGCGGGACTCGTCAGCGTCGGCGATGTGGCAAGCACGGGCGAGCCCGAACCGGTGACGCCATTGGCCAGGCCAGTCGCAACACCAGACCCGAGGCCAGATACACCCGTCGAGATAGGCAGGCCCGTGCCGTGGGTCAGCGTCACCGCGGACGGCGTGCCGAGATTGGGCGTCGTGAATGTGGGAGAGTTCGACAGCACGACCGAGCCAGTACCCGTGGACGTCGTCGCGCCCGTGCCGCCATTGGCCGGGGTGAGCGGATTCTGGAGAACGAGACTGCCGAAAGTCGGCGCCGGATAGGACTGAGCCGACGCAACTAGCGGCGCGATCACCAATAAAAAAGCCGCCTCGAAGGCGGCCAGCTTGATCAGGAATTTGTTCATGACTTGGAGAGGACTCCACCGTTGTTCCACAGAACGCCAGCCGATGCCGGCAATGTCGTCGGTAGGCTGTTGAACCACGCGAGATACAGCGTGCCGAATGTGGATGTCGAGATGCCGGTAATAGCGCTGCCGACGAAGGCAGTCGTGGCAAGTGCAGTCGATGAATTGCCCGCCGTCTGAGTGACGCCAGTCGTCCCAGTCGGCAGGGAAGGCGTACCGGTGAACACCGGCGACGCCAACGGCGCGTAAGTCGAAGCTGCGCTAGCAGTCGTCAGATAGCCCGTGATCGATGCGCCACTCGGAATCGTCACGGTGCCAGTGAACGTCGGGCTTGCCAGAGGCGCGGAGCCGGTATTGCATGTGAATCCCGTGCCGCTAGTCCATTGCAGAGCACTCGTCGCACTGCTACAGCTCGGCACGGCAAACGCAGTCGGCGATGCGGCCGAGCCCGTTGCGTTCGCAATCACCGTATTGGCCGCCTGAGTCGCATGGTCGGCCAGAGTCACTAGGCCGGTTGCTGTGAAGCTGCCGGTAACGGTTGGGCTTGCGATGGTCGGAGAGGTCGAGAGAACCGAACCACCTGAACCGGTGACGGCCGCGCCCAGAGACGTAGCGACGCCGGCTCCTAGTCCCGTCAGTCCCGCTACTGGAAGGCCGGTCCCGTTCGTCAGCACAACGGCAGATGGCGTACCCAGAGCGGGGCTAACAAGTGTCGGCGAGTTCGACAGAACCGCCGATCCTGTGCCGGTCACGCTCGACGTACCCGTGCCGCCGCTCGAGGAGGGCAGCGGGGTTTGCAGCGTGATGCTATTGAACGTCGGCGAGGGGTAGGTCTGGGCGAGCGCCATCGCCGGCACCAGAAGGGCCGTCAGAAGTATTTTCTTCATGGATTTTTAACTGATGGAGACTACGCCCGCGTCATTCCAGACGACGCCAGCAGTGGAGGGCTTTTCGGTCGGCAGGCCAGTGGCCCACGCGGTGGAACTGGACGATCCGAGCAGCGAGGCCAGTTCGGATAGAGGCATTGAACATTCCGCCCAGTTGCCGTTTTGTAGCTGCTTGATCGTGACGAGTTCAGCGCCCGTCAGAGGTTGGGGGAGGCCGTGGATCATGGGAGAGTGGCAGTCGCTTCCGGCAATGAGCCAGAGTTAGTCAGAATGATTTCTTGCAGGTCAGCGACGTAGGACGCGACCGCCGAGGCGAATGCCTGAAACTCAGCCACACTCGGAAAGGTGACAACCGAACCATTAGCCTGTGACCACGACATCGTTCCGCTACTGCCTGGGAATTTGCCGTTCACCGTGACGTAAAGCTGCGTGGCGGTGATGTTCTGCTGGGCAGTCGAGTTGACCGAATAGACGCCATCCAGCGCGGGTGTGCCGGTCGAAGTGATGGTGAGGCCGGCGGACAGTGCGCCCTGAGCTTGCTGGGCGAGGCTGGGGGTCGACACCACGACCGGCAACGTCGTTAGAGTGCCGTTGACAACACCCCATTCCGGGCCGATTTGGACCCACTGCGCTGGCGTGACGGCGAGAGCGGCCTGCCCATTCGGGACAGAGGGAGATGGACGCACCGCATCATCGTACATACCGGTGATGGCACCGGTTGTTACGTCGTAATAGACCTTCTGGGTCATCAGAGCACCGCCAATACGTCAATGTTGATCGAGGCACTGTTTGCGTTAAATACGGTCGCCGAGGTGTTGCTAAACGAGGAAAACCATATCGCGCTAGGAGTGGCCGAAGGAGGGGTGACAACCGTTGCGAAGAGCTGCGGAGGCGAGGCGAAAGCCAAAGGGAAAGTCCATATTGCTGAGCTATTCCCATTTGCCTGCAAGCTGAAGCGGGAAAGCTGCATGCCACCCGGAAAGACGTAATAGGCGCCGTTGCCGTTGAAACCGGAGATGAACTGGGCGAGATTGACAGCATGGCCCGGCGAAACCGGCGCCCCTACCTGAAGCGCGTCAACAACGACGTTCGCCCCATTCCCACGCAGCTCCGTCTTTCCGCCTTGCGACAACGTGACAGCGACTCCGCCGCTAGTTAGCGCGGTGACCGGGAAAGAACCAGCGGTGAAATTGAGGACCGTCCATTGCTGGACAAGAGCCGGGAAAGTCAACGCGACCGGCGCAGTAAGCGTGCCAGTCAGAACGATAATCGGCTTCGAGTACTGGGCCGCGGACAGCGTGACGTTCGCATTAGTTAGCGCAATCGCGGTCGACGTCGAGAAGAACATCGGCAACCAATTCGCACCACCGGTATCGGGGTTCGAAGTGTTGTTGTCAGCAGTCGACCGCCAGAAGCCAGTCCCGTCTGCGCTCTGCAAAATCGCGCCATTGGGATAGCCGCCGATGGCTGTCGAGAAAGTCGAGTTGTAGATCGGTTGACCGCCAACCTGTTGCCATTGAACGCCAGCAGTTGTCTGGTACAAAATGCCGTTTGTGTCCTGCCCGAATGGCGGCACGCCGCCTGCGGCCACCGGAGAAAAGCATTTGGGCGGATAGCCGTCGTGCAAACTTGCTGCACCATCGGTGATTCCGATCTGCGAGGCAGCCGGGATCGTCCTTATGAAACCGGCGCCGGCCGCATTGGCAAACGGCGCGACAAAGGCTGCGGGTGATTGGGAGGCTTGCATAAACTCTCAATAGGTTCAGGCGACGGACAGAACGCCACCGTTATTCCAGAGCTGCCCATTGGCGAGGCCGGACAGACTGATAGGAAGATTTGCGCCGCCCAGTGCGAGCAGCACTGACGCAGAGGTTGTCGCGAGATAGACGGGAGGTGCGGCCGGGTTAGGTGTCGTCGTTCCGGCTACGCAGACGACGCCGCCATTGCTATAAAGCGCGCCAGCAGAAAGACCCGAGGGTGACGTAGGCCAGCCTACAATCCCGGCGCCCAACGTGACGACTCCGCCATCGTTCACCAGGCCAATCTGGATGATGGTGACCTGTACGCCAGCGGGTCTGGGAAGTACTCCAGATTGAGCGACAATCGCGAACTGAACTGGACTTAGCTGAAATTCGAACGTGTACGTCATGGTCATGTTCTGACCATCGGTACACCAGCATGCCCCAGAGCTCCCGAACAGGATCATCAGGATCTGATTGATGCTCGGGATAGACCCGTTCGTGATGTTGGCTGCCGCCTTCGCGAGAATGAGCGTTCGAAACGCATCGTCCGTCAGCGCGTAATTACCTGTGGTGGCGGTGCCGTTATAGAAGGGCGCTACGTTGAACGGTGTATCGACCGCACCGTCTCCGGCCTCTTCGAAGCCGAGCCATGCGCCAGACGAGACCTGGAGGACGCGTGAAACTCCGACCACCCGACCCCAGACGTCCAGCCCATATCCGGATGCCGTCTCTATATTCCAAACATTTTCATAGAAGGCGTCAATATTGGCGCGCGGATCGACAGCATCATTGAAGCTTTCGATCAGGGATAAGATCGTCGGTGAATTCGCGAACTGCGACAGTATGGTCTGCTCGTAGTTCTGCATATCACACCAACGTCAGAATCACATTCGCCGCGGCAAACGTCGGCTCCTGATTGATGTTCATGGTGACGTCGTTCTGATTCGGAACAACGCCATACATCGTTTCGCTGGCTACCGTCTGCGCGATGCTTACCGTCCACGAGGTTCCGCTACCGGCCGTGATCTGCGTACCCGAGACGATCGCCCCCGCAGCGTCAGCGATATATTGACCAACAGCCAGCGCGCCCGATGCGACGCTCGAGACGGTGAGAGTGTTGCCCGAGATGGAACCCGTGAAGGTCGCGGAAGGGTTGTTCCCGCAGCCGATCTGCACGGAGATGATTTGCGCCCACGACCCCAGCAATGCGATGCCGGCGTAGAACCGGCTCGCGAAAATCATGGAACCGAGGCGCGGCACAATCCCGCCATCTTCACCCGAGAATGCGTTGTCGATCGCGCCTTGAATCTGAGTCAGCGCGGTTGACGGAACGGCCGAACTGTTCTTCAGCGTGACCGCGATGAAGATCGGCGTGTTGACCGCGGCCTGGAACTTCACTGAATAGCTAGGTGGCGTCGAATACTGCGGATTCGGGTCGGTGACCGTGGCCGTCGTATTGCCGGTATAGGCGCAGCCGGGCGGTTTTTTCGTCCAGATGGCCTGCGCTACCGCGAGATTCGTATAGCTGCCCGCCACGCAGACATACAGGCTATTCGCGCCAAGCGTCACGCCGCCGATCGTCGTAGGGCTTCCAGTAGGGTTGTCGAGCACGTACGCATCGACCACGCCGGAAACATTCAGCACGTTACCGAGGATCGAGTCGAGCATGCCGATGCTGTTCATCGCCACGCTTTGCTGCCGGCGTAGTTCGAACGCGGTGCGGCTTTCGACGTTGCGCCCGATTACGCCCGAGATGCACGTAACCGAATCCCAGCCGGAGATAGCCTGGTAGATCGAGACGCTATTGCTCGACGGAACGGCGATCGGGCCGTTTGTCATGCAGGCGAAGGAAAGCGTGATCGATCCGCTTGCGGGGATCGTGCCCGCGGTCGTGCAGGCGTAGAGGTTTCCGCTTGCATCCTGGATCTGCGCGCCAACGGGGATGTTGACGTTAAGGCCACCAGAGCACGAGATTTGCAGCGTGGTCGGGAGTGCGGCGAGGCGCGTGAGGAAGTACAGGCGCCCGATGCCGTCTTGCATCCGGCCAGATGCGAATGCCGGGTCGACTCCGTTTGCGAGCGCCAAGAATTGTGCGTTCGCATCTCCCACAATCGCGGCCTCGGACATCGCTAACTGGCCCTGAGGAGTCGTCAGCGACTGATCGAGCACACCCCCGAAGGCAGTATTGATATCGAGTTGCGCGCCCGCGAGAATTGCCGACTCAGCCGGCGCTACGAAGCCTGTCGCCGTAAATTGCGGTGCGGGGATATTCGTCGGCATTGGATAGACGCAAAAAAGCCCGCACGCGGCGGGCTTGGTTGTTTGGGGTGATGCCTAGAAGCTGGCGGCTGAGACGTTGCCGTTGGCGTCTGTGACTTGCACCTGGCCAGAAAGCTGGCGGTTCACCACGGATGTAATGAAAACTTGCGCGCTCGTTACGCCAGTCACCGTTTCCGCGGCAGCGACGAGATCGGCCTTGACGACGGCTAGTGACGGGAAATGGCCGAGAATATCGGACCAGTATGGAACGCCGATCGTCGTGTCGTAGTACACCTCGCCAAGAAACGTGCGGATCGCGGTCGCGGCGTTTTGCGCAAGCGCATAGGGATCGGCGCAGACGGCGATCGAGCCCGACGCATCCACCGCCAAATCCCAAGTCGCCGGGTCGAGATATAGAGAGTCCATCAGTTTGGAGGTCCGGTATTGCCGCCCTGCGGATCGGGGTGCGTATGATTTTTGAGGCTCTTGCCGCCACCAATCACATCTGTAGTGACGGTCAACGTGCCACCCATCGAGGCGTTGCCTGCATTCGATCCTTGACCCTGCTCAATCGGGCCATTCAGGATGATGTTCGGCGAGTTGATCGCGCACTGCGTTGACGCGTCGATGTTCACGGTCGGGGCGGTGATCGTCACCGCAGTGGGCGACGTAATCGCCACACCGCTTGCGCTGAAGGCAATGTACTGGCTCGGCGTCCCGTTAAGGATTCCACCCATATAGACCGCATCCGCCATTGAGAACTGACGCTTGCTGCCGGGATTCGCCTGGCCCTTGTTCGCCTTCACGCTCGAGATGTCGCGATCAGCAAAGCCAGCGAAGCCGATGTCTCCGACTTGCGGGTCAATAATGATCGCGTTCGCGCCGCCCTGAAGCCTGAAGTACGGCACGTTGTAAATCGGGCCGTGCGGCGTGGCGTTGCCATAGCCGTCAAGCTGATTAACGAGCGGTTGCAGCGTCAGGAAACCAACCGGAGCGACACCGCCATTGTTCGTGACGGCGAGCACCTTGCACGGCTGCATCGTCCGCACACGCGCGAGGATCGACCAGACAAGGAACGTGTTGGCGTTGAAGTCGGAGCCGTTGTCGGTTGGCCCTGCGTTCCCGAGATATCCGATTTCAGCCAATTTGCGGAACCCCGAGAATATGCGTGAACCACTGGCCTTCCGGCACCATGCTTTCGAGCGAATGCGAAATCTGCGTGGCTACGTATATGCCATTGGCCGGCTTGATCGAGCTTTGCACCTGGAACTGACCACCGATCTTGATCGACGGGTTGAACATCGTCGTTACCATCAGGCCGTTACTTGAGAAAGTCGGATATCCGACCATGCCGGTCTCAACCGAAACGACCGGGATGGCAGGCAGGCTGCGAGAGCCATTTTTCGGCCAGATTTCAAGGGCGCCGTTCTCGATCGTGATGTTGCAATCTGCCGCCTGCGCACACTCTCGGATCTGCGCGAGTGCAGTGCCGGGGAAGTATGGATTCGACAGTTGCACGGAAACACCATGATTGACGAACGACAGACCGGCCAGCGAGGCTAGGGACTGCATGATCGTTTCGACATCGGCCGATCCGGTGTAGCTCGTCGCCGCAACAGGTTTGAGCGAGGCCGCCAGTCCACCCACTGCGGAGATGTTCAGCGCCGATTCGGGGATCTGGTTGTAGTCGGCCCAAGCCTGCCAGATGCTCCCGCTATAGACGGTCGTCAACGTTTTCCCGCTATCGCCCGCCGCGATGAGCACGGAGTTCTGAAACAGCACCGCCGAGTTGATCGGGCCGATGGCAGTCAACTGGTTCATCATGCTCGCCGGCAAGCCGTAGACGAGCAACTGAACCTGCGGCATCGCATCGCCGCCGAACTGCTGGATCTCGGCCCTGACTCTCAGGCCGCTGAGGGTGACCGTGTTCGCACCAGTGTCCCCGAATTGACCTTGACCGAGGCTGATCGTGATCTGGAGTTGTTTCTCGGTAAAGGCCATATCAGCCCTGCAGATCCGTTGCGCTAAGGTAGCAAAATAGGTATCGCGTACCCAAGCCGGGGGAGGATGGATCGAGCCCGGTGCTCGGCGGCGTCGTGGTGCCTTGAGTATCCAGAAACATGACGTCGCCAACGAATCCGAGGTACGAATCTCGCACGATCCGAACGAGGTTCCTGCACCGAACTCCGGTGATGATCGGGGCGTTGTTCACGTACACGTCGCAGTACAGATCGTCGCTGCTCTTCTGGTAGAGATTGAACTGGCAGTTCTGCCCACCCAGCAAGGACGTTACCTGCTGCGAGTACGTGTCATTGATGGGGATGATCTGCATGGCTATTGTGATTGGCTCGCCGCCGATGATTGCGCCGATGTAGGCGCTTGAGGTTGAACGGCGCCAGTACTCGTCGGATCGGATCCGCTCGGTTGAGCCGTATTCGAAAACGCCGACGTTGCCGTCACGCGAACCTCTTTGAGCGCAACATCAACCGTCACCAGACCGACGCCATTGGTTGATGTTCGACTGAGATTGAAATGGTTGATGTTGACGCTTTGGATCATCTTGCCCTCTGGCATGGAGATATTGAGCAGAGTCAAAGATCTCGCAAGCGCAGAGAGTTGGCCTAGAAAGTGATACCGATCCGCATCCGATCCACCCTTGGTCATCCTGATCCGGGTCTCGGACGGGAGAACGACCTTGTTATAGGATTCGAATGATCCCTGCTCGACAGGATAGTCAGGAATCCGCCACTCTCTGGAAAATTCCAGCGCAACAATCGAATCCGGCTGAAGCGCTAACGAACCATCCTGATTGAAGACTCCCCACTTTGGCCCGGAGAAGAAACCGAGAATGATGGCGGCGTCGGCGACAACCAGGGAGACCGTGTTGGTGACGTTGGCAACCTTGCCAAGCAGAGCGGGGATTCCATTCGCCATTACGTCAACCCTGTGTTTGCCTGCGGCACGGTGAAGCTGTATTTCGCCACGGCCTTACCGAACTCGCGGGCGATTCCTTGAGCGTCGGTCGCCTGCGTCTGGATCGTGATCGGGCCGTTGATGTTGGTCGACGCGGTCGTGGTCGAGTTTGAGACACTACCCGAGGAGCCGGGCCCTCTAACCGCAGCGGAATTGCCCGCGATCTGCGACGCATTCGCCTGCCCGACGCCCGCATATAGAACGCGCGCATAGGCTTGCCGGTTGGCGATATTGGCCTCTGCCGTTCCAGGGCGCTCATAGTATTGCGAGTGAATCGCGGCAGCCTCCTCAGCGGTTCTCGCCGCTCTCAGCCGGCGCCCTGCGCCCTGCTCATTGCCTTTGGTCAACTCGTACTGCATGAAACCGAGTTGATCTTGAAAGGAGGATCCCTGGAGATCGTGACCAGACCATTTCTTGAAGTCCTGGACGCGTCCGCCAAGCCACTGGCCGATTCCATACGCACCGGACGATTTATTTCGAGACGTGGAATCCACGCCGCTTTCCTGCGTGAGACTTCCAACAATCCCGGCCGCTTGAGCGGGCGTCCACCCCTGGCTCAGGAAGTAATCCATAGCCTGCTTTTGACGGCCGGCCTCGGAGTTTCCGAAGGAGTTTTTCAGCCATGCGCCGAGCTTGCCAAATCCCCCAGGGGGAGGTTGGCTGACATTCGGGGTAACCGCGCCACCCGCGACCGCTTCCGCGACATACTGATCGTGGCTCGGCCCCTTCGGGATGGCCTTGTCAAATGCGCTTTGCCGCATCTTCTCGGCGGCAGCCGATAGCCCGACAAGCGCAACGAGCGCGCCAGGGCCAGACAGGGCAATCGCGCCCAATCCGCCGCCTACGCTCGACAGCGCGCCGGCCAATTGAAGCAGGGGAGATACTGTCGACAGCACTTTCAGCGCTGCCAGGGCAATCAGGACGTTCTTCCAGCCGCCCACCGCATCAGCCGCCTTGTCAGCCGCACTGATGAACGATTGAATCGCGTTGACCGTCTCATTGACCCAGTTCGAGATGTCCTGTTTATGATCCGCAACCCAATCGGCCATGGCCTGAAGCTTCTGCAGCCACAATTCGAAGGTCGGCATCAACTGCAACAGAATCGTCGTGCCGACGTATTGCAGCCGGTCGCGAAGGTCGAGCCACGCGTTTTGAAGCTTCAGCGCTTTTTCTGCCTGTTCTTCGGTGACGGCTGAATTTTTCTTCTGCGCATCGACGAGAGCAAGAATCGCCTGCGGACCCTGCTTGATGAAGTTGAACTGATCGCCGCCGACGCCCATCATCTGGGCGACAGCTTGCGCACGACCCGGATCAACCGCAAAGAGACGCTGGACAATCTGCGCCCGAGCCATCAGATACGAATTGCCATCCTTCAGATCGCTGGTCTTGCCGCCGAAGCGGAAGAACGCCTGCATCTGGTCGCCAACCTGGCCGAGCCGAAACTTTGCGATCTGTTGCTGCGAGTCTTGCAGCGCACTCGTGATGCCATCAGCGCTTCCGCCCGCACGTTCCGCCGCACGCTGCCACGCGGAAAGCTCCTGCGTGCTCATCTGCAGATTCTTGGCCATGTAGCCAAGTTGCACGGCCGAGCCGATCGTGTGCTGCGTGAACTCCTTCAGGCCCATGCCGGCAGTGAAGATCGCCAGCAGTGCGAGGACTTCGTTACGCACCGACTTGAAAGACTCGACCGCGCGTTTGTTGCGTTCCTCGATCTGCTTCTGTGCCTTGTCGTGAGCGGCCGAAAGATCCTTCGTGGCCTGCTGGGCCTTCTTCTGGCCCGAGAGGAAGTTCGACGGGTCAAGGCCGAGCGTCACGAATAGGGCGTCTACGACCTGCGGCATGCTTAATCCTTGGGCAATAAAAAAGCCCACCGAAGTGGGCTACTGTTTTCTTAAGGCATGTCGGGCCAGTGGCTATTCGACTTTTGCCTATTTTCAGATCCGGGGATGATTCTCAGATTAGCCTCGCAATGCAGCCCGCAGACCAGCTTTGATCGCAATGGCACGATGTGATCTACGTGATGCGGGGCTCCCGTCTCGCGAGTGATGCGCGCAGACTCCTCATATATCTCTGCGATCTTTTTGGGGCTTGCCCAAATCGGAGTGGCCTGAGTCTTCGCCGCGTACCGCTTAGCCGTTCTGGCATTGGCTCGCCCCTTGTGTCGGGCGTTGTACTCTTTGCTCAACTCCGCAATTCGCTCTGGATTGCTCGCGTATCGTTTTCTTCTGTAAATCCTTTGGTACTCTCGTCTTTTGTCGACGTCATCCAAATAGTCGGCGCGCAGCCTTTCAGCATTGGCCTTATACCATTCCTTATACTTCTGCTTCTTAGACTCATACGCCGCTCGGGCGCGCAAATTATCGCACGCCTTACACTCTGTTTTGAGCCCGTCTCGGTTGTCTCGTTTTATAGAGAATTCTTCGTGCGGCTTGTCAACGCCACACTTCGCGCATTTTTTTATTCCCATCGTTGCCCCTATAGCAACCCTAGTTTATGTGGGCGCGGCCAACCCGGCTAGGAACCGGGCTTTCGGGGATCAGCCTAGGCCGCGCATGGCGATTATATCAATCCTTTCTTTCGTTTAACGTGCGCTCGTTCGCCGCGTCTACAACGACGATTTCAAGAAAGTCATAGAGGTCTTCTGCCCCATATACGGTCTGCAACTCATGCAACGTCGCGTACTTTCTCGAAACCACCATGCCGATCGAGCGAGAGACATTGGGATAGTCGATTAAACCCTCGACGCTCCCTCCGCCCCCTCTAGTTTTGATCGGGCGGCGAGAAGAAAAAATCGAGATGCAATTCGAGGACTGCCTTGCGGAGTTGCAGGCGCGTCGAGACTTCCTCGATGTCGTCCTCGATCATCGGACCGACACCACCGTAGCCGCGCTTCACAAGAGGTTGTTTCGGATCGGGAACGACGGCGATGCAGGCCATCATTTCATCGAACAGCGGCTTCGCCATCTCGTACGGAACACGCGACAGCGACTTGATGCCGATCGCTGCGATGCCGGCAAGACCGGCCGACATGAGGTCATCGGGAACCTCCACGCCACAGTTCATCATGACGAAGAGGGCGCGCGTGGCCCAGGCTTCAGCTTCGGATGCCGACAGCTCCGTGATGTGGAACATCTTGCCGGCGTCGCGGCCAGCGGTCTCAATGACCAGCGTCTTAGTCTTGCGGGCCATTTAGATCGGCGCTCCGATAACGGTCTGCCAATGCACCTCGAACTTGCGCGGCTGAAGGGTTCGGCCGGCATGCGCGAGAGGCGTGTAGTTCTTCAGCACGCCGTTCGTCAGGGTGTAAATGCGGCTGACAGAAGGTTGATTGATGACGCCGAAGGCGAAGAAGGGGGTTTTCGCGGCTTCTTCTGACGCGGCCCAGCTCTCAAAAAATGTATTCGACGCGCTGTCAGCCTGAAGCGTCACGGTCATGACCTTCACCGCGGGAATCCAGCCGGCAGACAGGACGCCATCAACGCCGATCATGACCTCTTTGTTATCAACGCTGGCAATTTCGTACATGTCGTCGGCACTGAAGCCGGCGAGATGCTGGGGGATCGTGAAAAGCCCACTAACACCGATTAGGAGCGAACTGTTCGCTGAGGTGATGTCTGCCATCTAAGGCTCCAGAAATGAAAAAGCCACCGCGAAGGGTGGCTTTGTTGAATTCGGTGAATGCTGCTTACGGCATATCCGGCCAGTGCCGATTATGCTTTTGGAGATTCTCTTTCCCAGGCAGCACTTGCAAGTTGAACTGGCAGTGAAGACCACAGACGAGTTTTGATGTCATCGGTACGACGTGGTCGACGTGATGAGGCACACCCGTGGATTCCGTCAAAGCGCGCGCTTCGATGTAAAACTTCTCGATTTCCACCAGATTGGCCCAAGTCGGTGTCGCTCGGCGCACACACTCTCTGCGCTTTGCAGTTAGTGCATTAACACGACCTGGATTATTTCGCTTCCATTGGACTTGATACAAAAATCCATTCTTCCCGAGCCAGACTTTTTGAGATCGAGCCGCGACTTCCGGGTGATCCTTGGAATATGCCTTTTGATAGGCAAGAACCTTTTCTCGGTTGTTAGCGTAATACCGCCTGGCCCGCGCCGCTGCGCCGGGATCTTCGCTCTGTCGACAAGTTTTGCACGTTGAGCGCTTACCGTCTTTCGATCTGTTATGCGCGTGGAAATGATCAAACGCCTTCGTCACACCGCACTTTGTGCAGGTTTTCAGATTCATTGTTTGCCCCTAAGCAAACCCTAGTGAGTGGTGCGGGAAGCCAGCTAGGGAACTGGCTTGTCGGATGCCTCCTATCCCGCACATTAATATTTTACTACTGAACTTCCACGGATGCGACATTGATCTGCTGCACGGCACCTCCGGAACAGTACCAGAGCGTTACCGGTGGTGATTGGCGATTTCCGCGAGCCTGGGAACTGGCCGGAAGAACTTGCAAGTAATACCCCTGCGATTGAAGGTTGCCCGCAATGCTCTTTCCAGCCGCATTATTCACTTCCGCCTGCTGCGCTGATGACAGGGTTACGTTCGGAGTAATCAAGCCAAAGTTAAGTGCAGCATTGATGGGGTCCATCATCGCTGCGCTGATGAGCGCATAGCCGGAAGGGCTATAGGGGATGCTCTTTACGTTAACCAGCAGCTCGATAAGCGCAAGTTGCAGTGCGCTATTCAACCAAATCTGGCCGACATACGCGTCGATGTACTCAAAAGGCCCAGAAATCGTTCCGGGATAGAAGAATTCAAAGCCTTGGTTTGCCGTGGCGTACGCTCCATACCAGCAATACCCATTGGCTTGCAGGTTCGCCGCCACGGTCTGGTTGGTGACGCTCGGCACGATGCCCGACTGCGACTTGAACGCCAGCGTCGCCTGACCGTTCGTTTCGGTGAAGTCGATCGATGCGACCGAGCCCGAAGCGAAAGCGGCGAGACCGTACGGAATGCTCGGCACGTAAATAGGCGCCGTGCCCGAGATACCGGCCGCGATGATCTTCTGGCCCAGCGAGGAAGCGGCGTTCGTCGACTGGGTCGGCGTGATGTCTGCGTCTTCGCAGAAGTAGACGAACTCGTCTTGAGTCGTACCAGCCCATGCCGCAAATGCGTACTTGAGCGCGTTGCCGCTGCCAGCGTCTGGATCAAAGTCCGTGAAGAAGCTTGCCCAGTTCGTCGTCTGCGCGACGATGCCATTCATGTAGGCAGCCGGAGCGGCAGCCGCAGCCGCGCCTTGCGACAGGGTTGCGCCCGCAGCCTGCGTAAGCAGAAGCCCCGCGGCCAAAGTGCCCGTGGCATAGGTGATCGTAGCCGTCGCGCCCGACGCCGTGCTCGTGAACACGAATGCACCCGACACGCTGTCGTAGGTGACCGCGAACGGGGGCGACGTGAAAGCGGCCTGAATGATCGTGGCCGCGTTCGAAAAGCTCGTCGCCGACGACAGGTTGATGGTCGACGACGTAAGGCCAGTGCCAGCGAACGTGATCGTCAGCGTTCCGCTTAGTGCCTGCAGTTGTGTGAGCGTCAGGCCCGACACACTGCCGCCACGCAGATAGCCCGGAACGGCTGCAAGGTTGTACTGTGCGAACAGCATTGCAGCCGGCAGCACATTCGAGCCTTCGAAGCCGGCGAAATAGATCGCGGCTTGCGCGGCCTGAACCGATACCGGGCCGAAATAGGACGACACGGCCGATGCCGAGGGGAACGAGAGGACTTGACCGGTCGGAACGCGGGGGTTCGACGTAAGGCACAAGCCGATGAGTTCAAGTGCACTCCCACCAGCCGAAATTACGGAGGGCACTACGGATACGATCGCGCTGGCTGGGATGCTCGCCATTTGGGCTCCAGAATGAAAAAAGCCCGCTCAGTGGCGGGCTCGAAAGAAAGGGGTGATGCGGATTAGGCGGGGTATTGCGCTTGAACGCTAATGACGCTGGCTTCGAGGCTGGATGCGAACTGCTGAGGAACCGTCACGGACGGATTGCATTGCAAGGTGCAGCGGATGGTCCAGCGCTCTTCATACTGGGACTCGCCGTCGATCAACGGCATCTGATTCGCGTCGTCGGCATGAAGTGGCGCGACGTCGAATCCGGACGATGCAAACTGGTCGACCGCGTATCCGTCACGAAACGTCGTGGTCAGGATCTGTGCGTAGTCGGCAGAGCCAGGCCCATAGAGGTCTAGCTGCACAACCACCTGAGTAGCCTGCAACATGCTCTTGCTGCCGCAAGCCATGACTTCGCTTGCTACGGTCTGCGGCTGGCTGACTGCGTAGGTTCCAATGCCGCCCGTGCCAGTTCCCTGCGCGGTGATCGTCGTTCCTGCTGTGATGCCAGCACCGAACAGCGTTGCGCCAACAGCGATCGTTCCGAGGCTCATCTCAGTCACGGTCAGCGTGTTTCCAGCGATTGAGCCGACGAAGGCGCAATCCGAATAGGTGTCGACGTTCGTCGCAAGCCTCGTTCGCGAGAGCGGCGTCATGGCAACAAACGCCCCTTGCGGCATCGCCACACGGTTTTGCTGCGCGAGAACTACTTCGATGCTCGCCGGAAGAACCGACTGTATGAACGATCGCAGCGCCGCGAGGGTCTGCGATTCGGTGAGGGATAAGGTCGTCATGGGTTTTGCAAGGTGACGATCACGCGACACCATTCAGACCAGGTTTCCATAACCTGCGTGACCAGCCAGTCATGCATCGTGCCGCCCGGAGACATCGGGAACTGGAGAATGTCGCCGCCTTGGCCGTTGGCGCGCACGATGCCTTCCACGTCGCCATACAGGTAGACCGAGCGCATAACGCCCTGGATGTTCAGGCCATCCATATGACGAAGATCAGTGCCGCTTAATGCCTGGACGTTGGCCCAGACCGGCGTCGACGCCTGATTAGGCGTCCGGGTTCCATCCGCCGCGGTCGTATAGCCGCTGTTCTGCACCCACGTGATCTGCTGATTGCGGTTGATGCCCTGTATCGCGCCGTTGGCGATTGTCCGCAGCTTCATGATTTGTCCACCGCGTTATGAGAGATGGACTTAAGGAGCAACCCGGTGCCACCCTCGGCCTCAGCCGGGACAAGCGGCTTGGTCGTCGCGCCGTAGTCCGTCAGCCCTTCCGCAACGCGTTGTGCGGCCTCGCCCACAGTCTTTCCCGTGACTTTGAGGTTACGGTCGTGGCTACGCATCCCGCGCAGCATGATCGTGATCGGACTCAGGGCGGGCGCGTTGATTTCTGATATCTTCTTCTGGATGTCGGCCGCCATCAGGGAGCCGACTGCCTCCATGAGGTCTTCCGCAGTGAGTTGACCCGCAGCGACCGCCGCGATGCCTTCGCCGAGGTGCTTCGTCCAGTCTTTCTGGTTGTCCGCGGCGGCAGTTGACAGGAATGGGCGAGGGGGTATCTTTGCAGCAGGAGCGCCGTATTCCTGGATGGCCGCCACGTAGGCGATGTTCGTGCCGTCCTCGTATTGCCCGCCGAGAATCCCCGCCTGGATTACCTTTTCTTTGAGCGGTTGAAGGCGCTCGTTGATCTTGTCAAGGTTCAGCCGCATGTACAGCTCGCGCACATTAGAGGAGTCGATTCCGTTCGTTTGCGAACGGTGCGGGTTCAGTTTTTTCAGGAATCTCGACGAGTACCTGAAGATCGGGATCAAGTGCCCGCGGTGCTCGTACCGGTTCGAACTGAGTCCATCAGAGGTCGAGGAAATCGCCGACATGATCGAGTCGTGTCATCAGGCAGAGGACATGAGCAAGGAGGACGATCCGTAGTTACCGAAACGTCCCGCCCACCTTACGAAACGCATGCCGCTCAGGCAGGCCGCCGACATACACCCCGCCAGCAGAACTGATATTGAGCATCGCCCACAGCATCTGCCCGTAGGTCGAACTCGATAGGTAATACTCCAGCCCATCCTTGACCGGGGGCGCAACGAACGAAGCCGATACGCTGCCTTCCGTGCCGCTCACCACAGCGCCGCCACCCTGCGAATTGCCGATCGAGTTGGCGTTCGCCAGCATGTAGCCGATGTGCGCCACGATCAGTTGTTGCTGGGTCAGCGGTGCACAGGCGAACCACGACGCCATCGGTGATTGCTCAACGATGCTCGCCCATACCAGGATGGCGGCATCAGGCGTCTCCTGGAATGCCGGAAACGCTGCCCGGAAGGCAACGGGATCGAAGGTCATACTTTGATCGGGCCGGTGTTGACGGACAGGATTTCAGGACGGTCTTCGTCCTTCTTCTGATACATCTGCGGATTGAGCGGCTGCGACTTGTCGCCGAGCGTCATGCCCGATGCGGCCTTGTCGCCGTCAGCCGAGCCGCCCTTCACGACCTTCACGAAACCCTTGTCCTGGTGCATCTTGAATTGCGAATGCTGCTCGAGCGATGCAAGCTGCTCGTCCGTGATCGGCGTCAGCGTCGCGCCGGTCGGCGTCACGAAATTCTTGGTGGCGAGACCGAAGCCGCCTTTGATGACAACGGTTTTGTCTTCGATCTCGGTCAGGAAGCCGTCAGCATTGCGGCTGAAATGCGTGTACTTCTGGTCGCAAGTGAGGGTCGATGCGATGTAAGGCATGTTCTTTTCTCCTGCCTCCGAAATGAGATGCCCGGACGCGCCACGTTAGGAGGTATGGCGTGGCTTCGGCTCGCGCGGCCTAGTCCGGGCAAAGCTGCTTAGATCCCGCTGTAACGCACGACGGCCCACGGGCGTTTCGTCATCACGCCAGCGCTAGCATTCGTGAAGTCCTCGATGTAGCGCTTCGACTCCTGCTGCACGCCGAGCGTCTGGAACTTCGCCGGCACTGCCTGCAGGAACGTGCGGCCATCGTCCGTCGAATCCGGCTCGCTCGAAACGCGATCGGCAAACAGATAGAACACGTTCGCGCCACCGTTCGCCGCGGCAAACTGCGGTGCGGTGATCACGCGGCACTTCGGATAGTTGTCGCGCAGCCATGCCGAAGCCGAGTAGCCGAGGGTCGTCGGCAGGCCGAGGTACGTGTCGAAGCCGGTCGGGAGAACGAGCGTCGTGTCGTCGACCTTCGGCTGGATGTTGCCGCCCGACTGGATCTCGATCGTCTTGAACGCAACCAGCAGGTCGGAGATGATGTCCAGCGTCGTTTTGGTCGACCACAGGGGCGAGCCCGACGTTGCGCCGTTCGCCACCGTCACGTATGCCGGCAGGTACGGGTCGTTCAACAGACCGTACGTGCGGTCTGCGCCGCCGTTGTAGCCGAAGAAGCCAACTAGGTTACGCTGGATGTCGAGCGCCGTCGAAGCGCCGATACGCTTTTCAGCTTGCGACGAAACACGCATTGCACCGGCACGCGCTTCTTCTAGACGACCAACCGCGAAGCCCTTTTCGAAGCGGACGATGGTTCGGCGCTCGAAGTTCACGTTCCACGATGCCAGCGGCACGTTCGACAGGTCGCCGTACGGAACGGCGTCACCCATCGATTCGATGGAGCCTTGCACGACTTCTTCGTCGTGCCATTCGCCGACCGTCGACATGCCGACGATTTCGTCGATCTGGCGGATTGCGAACACGGCGCGCACGAGACCCGGCAGCCATGCTTGCAGGAACTGAACCGGCGTGCCGATCGACGCGGTGAAAACGCCGCCTTGCGGATCGTCCATCGCCGCGGCGTCCATTGCGAAACGCGCAGCCTTTGCCGCCCAGCCTTGATCGATGCCGAGGCCGGCGAGCTTCAGTTCGACGTAGTGCTGTACGTCAGCGCTATCCATCGCAAAGAGCGGCTTGCCCTCAGCGCGACGTGCGGCGGCCTCGCGACCACTCACGCCGGAATAAGTTTTGGAGATTTGCAGAGCCATTTTGTCCTTTTCCTTTTGGCGATAAGCCCAAACGAAAAAGCCCCGCATTTAGCGAGGCCAATAAAAACCCCGCTCAGGGCGGGGCCAGGGGATTTGGGCTTAAAGCCCCGTGAGTTAGTTGGTCAGACGAACGACGGTGATGCCGCCGCCGACTGCTGCGACCGGGTAGCGATACACGATCGCGTTCGGGATCGTTGTGGTACCAGCCGGAACCGTGCCGCCCGGAGCGTACGTGCTCAGTGCGCCGGTCGTCGTGTTGTACGACACGAGATCGCCGATGTTGCACGCGGTGTTGACAGCCACCGTGACATCACCCATCGTCAGGAAGTCGGCTTGCTGGTTGTCGGGAATCGCCAGCGTCGGTGCCAGCGTGCCCGAGGTCGTGCCGAACAGCGTTGCCGCTTTCGGATTGACCATCAGGCCGGCGAATACAGTCGAGCCGTTGGTGATGGCGCCGCCCATCTTGGCGATGTTGGTCGCGTTCGATTTCGTGGCTGCGAAGCCGTACACGTTCGGCGTTGCGCCGGCCGAGTTGATGATCAGGCTTTCGACGCGTTTCGGGCTCGCGAGCTGCACTTCACCCGGCACGCCGAAGCCTTGCATGACATTGACAGTCTGTTGGAACATGGTTTCGTTCTCCGTGGATTAAGCGCGCTTCGCGTGCGACTGCTTCGCGAACCAGCCGTTAGCCGAATCCATGCCCGCAGCCTTCACGGTCACAGCCTCGGACGGGGCCTTGTTGCTGGCGAGGAAGCCGGACAGGAAAGCGAGTTCCTGGCCCTTCGGTGCCTTCAGTTCGAGCTTCTTGCAGCCGTACACCGCAACGGCCTGTTCGTCCATGCCAACGGCATTGAACGTGCCGACGTGCTTCGAGAGCTTGGCGGCGAGGGTGTTACGCGCTTCGGTGCGCGCTTCGAACTTCTTGAACAGGGCTGCTTCGTCCATGGCTGCGTCCTTCTTCTCCACTGCCTCTTTGGCTTGTTCGGTGCCAGCCGATTCAGCGGCGGCGTTGTCCTTGCCGACTTCTGCGGCTTCCTTCTTCTCGGCGCCTTCGCCTGCAGCGGCAACGCCTTCTTCTGCGTCGGAGGTTTCTTCTTCGCCCGATTCTTCGACGCCTGCCTCTTCAGAAGCCTCGCCGCCGCTTTCTGCGCCTGCGCCGAGTGCTGCCTTCATTGCCGCTGCAGTTTGAATTACGTCGTCCATCTTTGCGACGAATTCAGCAAACTGTGCGCGCATATCCTCCAGCGACGCTCCGCCGCTGGAACCGCCAACGGCGGCGGTGTTGCTGGTTTCAGCCATCTTGCTTTCCTTTTCAGGGAGGGAATCACACGTAAATGCGGCGTCTAGCACCGCGACGCCTTGGCCCATGCGACCTCGCTTAACTGAGGCCAAATGATTGCCACGGGGTTGCCGTTGCACGCAGTCGTAGGGCTCGCCGTTGAATTCACCCGGCGTCCAGTCGTACGTGCAGCGATAGCCGAGCGAGAGATCTTTCTTGCCGGCGTTTATCGCATCGGCGAGCGCCGATGAGAAAAGCTTGAGATTGCCGAGTAGCGCGCCGTGCCCAAAGGCTTCCGGATCAAAGCGAACTTCCTGGCCAATGACGCCTTGCACGCCCTTTTGTTCGGGCGGCGTCAATCCTTCTTCTTCGTCGCCGAGCATCACGTGGTTGTCAATCCACGGGATGAGCTTGAACGACTCGATGGTGTCGGGGTCGCTCAGTTCTTCGGCAGGGCGGTAGACCCGATACATCTTGTTCGGATCGGGTGCGCCGGGGAGTTGCGAGCCCTGATAGTCGAAGATGCCGACCTTGCTGATCGGGTTATCCTTGATTTCCGGCCAGCCGTTGACGTCCTCAACGCGGGACGACTTGTCCTGCGCCCAGGCGTCGGCGAACTCGATGCGTGACTTCACTGCGGCGATTTCATCCATCGCTTCCGCCGCAACGAGACTGGCCAGCGACTCAGCCACGCCAGGATGCAGCGGTTCGGGAAGATCGCCAACAGGCGCCCACATCACGTCGCTGGATTCGGCATTGATGATCGGCGTGAAGATTTCGCCCCTGCTCAGAAACAGAGCGAAGTCGGGCGAGTTGCTTTGCATCGGCGTCAGGGCGAGCGGCATATGAGCCACTTCCTCGGACGACTCGCGCGCTGCGGCAAGCATCGGATCTTCACCGGGCTCTACGTGACCCGCGGGAAACGACCACGTGTCCGGATAGTCCTCGGAATCCGCGCTTCGCTTAACGAGCAGCACCTTGCCGTCAGTGAGATACAGGACACCAGCGGCTAGGATTGGAGTCACAGTGCCGCCTTCGCCTGAGCGACGAGCGCCTGAATCTTCACGCGCAGCACGCCGGCCTGATCGTGAGAGGCGTAGAGTTCCGCCTTGCTCGCGAGGTCATTGATGGCGTCGAGCGCGTCAGCAACAGCGTTGGTCGGTGCGGCGGTGGTGGTCTTAGGAGGCATCTTTGTATCCAAAATTCAGAATAGGACGGGCAAAGCAGCGGCAGTTGATCGCTATGCCAGGAAGTACTGGCCCGAATGTGTCGTCAACAGGAGGCTTGTCGAAGCGGAAGATCTTCCCGCCCCATGCGACGTGCTGAGGGCGCGGCACCTTGCCGCCGCGCGAATGCACCCACTCGAACTCCTCGACACCAGCCGCCATCATCCGCGCATTGGAGATATTGGAGTACGCCTTGCGCGTCTGGTCGTGCGCCACGCTGCGAGCCTTCCGCACGTTCTGCCCGTACTTCTCGCGCAGAAACGGCACCAGCGTTTGCAATCCGGTCCCGGTCGTGATCGAGCGCATCACCTGGCCTTGCACCTGCGACAGGTACTGTTCGGGCAGCGTCTTGATGAGTTGCGCGGCCTCTTGCGTCGAGGCGGTCACAATCTCTTTGAAGCGCCCGGTGTTGAGGAATGCAGGATCGAGTTCGATCTCTTTCGCAATCTCTTTCAGCGAGATATTGAGCGTGACCGTCGAATGCTTGATCGTCTGCCGGATCATCCGCTCGGTTGCGGTCTGGGCCAGCTTGTTGAAGTACTTGCCGTACTTGCGCTTGAGGTAGTTGATGATGATCCGCGCACGCGAGGCAGGATTGCCGTCAATGGCATCCATCGCATAGCCCGGATCGTCGAACATCGCCCGCAGTTCGCTCACCGTCTCTTCGGTCATCTTGCGAAGCAGGGCGACAATAGCCTTTTCGTACTGGTCGGCAATGGAAGCGCTAGATATGAGCGCTCCACCGCGTTTAGACGATGCCGAGTTCACGTGCCGCCCCTATCGCTGCATCTGAAAGGCCGAGTTCTGCCAGTGCGTCGTCGCTGTCCTGGCCAAGCTGGAAATAGCCCGAATCCGGGTCTTGTGCGACACGCTTGAGCACATCTGACGACTGGATGCCGCCCGATTGAACGAGTTGAACATCCGTCTGCGCCTTGACGAGATTCGTCTCGGCCAGTTCCTTCGCAGTCGGCGCGTCAAGCGGACGCCATGAGACGGTGGTCTCGACAGGCTCTTTGCCTTCGGAAAGCATCGACAGAAGGTGATGACGCTCGAGAAACGGCGTCAGGTCGTGCTCCTGGATGCTTTCGAGTTCCTCGTGATAGCTGGCTTCTTCGTACTCGCCAGTAGCGTTGAAACCTTTCGGCGATGTTCCGAGAAGCTTCGTGGCCGGCACGCGAGCGGCCGCAGCAACGATCTGGAACTGGTTCATGATGACCGCATCCAGATCAGCAAGCGACGTCTCGAACTGCTTGAAATCGTCCGCTTCCTTGTCGCCGATCTTGATGCCGAAGTTGTCCCGGAAGGCAATCCATTGCTGCATCTTCTGCAGGGCTTCGTCGCCGGCCATCTGGAACGCCGACATGTTCGTCAGCCAGACGTTGGTGCGCTTCGACATCGCGAGCAACGGGCCTTCGTTAGCCACGCGCTCTGCGGCGTAGACGCGCTCCATGATCTGTTGCGCGACGGGGATTCCGCCGTACATGTACATCGGCTTCAGCACATCAGGCGGTTCAGCCGTGCGGAAGATGTGCAGATGCGAGCGGTGATAGGTCACGCCCCCAATAATCCAGAACGTCGGCTCGTAAAAGTGAATGTTGCCCGGATCGCTGGTCGCCGCGGCATCGAGGAGCGGGGCGCACCAGTACGGATCGACTTGCGAGATGCCTTTGTACGAGCCCGGTTCCACACCGTCCGGATTGAACGGCTTCTTGTAATACTCGGGGTCGGTGGAATTGACCTTGAAGATCGCCATGCGGATGCCGAAGATCCGGCCCATGCGGACCATCTGCTCAGCCTGCCACTTGACGCGATACTTCTTATCGTACTTCTTGAGGATCTTCGCGGATTCGTCGTCGAGTTCATCGCCGTCGACCGTGACTGCGTCCCATCCGTTGCGGGTCGCATCACGCGCCGGCATCGAGCAGGCCTTGTCAATCAGCCAGTGCTGGGCGAGCAGGGCGCATGCCTGCCAGCCGATAAACGACTGCGAGGCGTACCAGTCCATCAATGCGCCGTTGGTGACGGTCGGCGTAGGGGTGAGCTTGAGGGCGGAATAGTCGGCCTCGTCCATCGTGCCGCCCACCACCTCCGGCATCATGCGGATTGCCTGCTCCATGTGGGCGGCGTACCTCTGCCCCGCGTCCCTGCTGACCGGCAAATGCGTCGAGAAAATGGTATGCGGCTCCCGCGCTGCTTCCTTCGCCGGGGCTTTGCGCTTGAACCAGTTGAACATGGATTAACCGAAAAATGAGGCGCGCTTGGCTATGAGTTCTGCAAAGGCGCGGCTGCATCCGTCGACCTGATCGTCGAATGAGCCATTGGGAAACATCCGCATCTCGTCAATAAGCGCAGCGTTCCACGGTCCGCGAACCATTACGACGTTGCCTACGTTGACCTGAGATGCAAAGGGTTCGGCGCGCGTTACCTTGTCGCCGCTTTCTGGCGTGGCAATGATGCGATAGCCGGCGAACATTTTTGTGAGATAGGCGACTTGCGTCTTGCCTGCCTGGCCGGGGTCCTGCGGAATGCTGATCTTGGTTCCGGTTCCGTCCCGCGTGGCCGTCGCCTTCATCGTTGAATCGCGTTGGTCCGGGCCTTCCTGGACTCGCACCATATCTGCAATGACGTATCGGCCATCGGGCAATTTCCCAATGCGAGGCCCGGCAGTCCAGTCGCCCGCATTCACGACTGACGCCAGGTCCCATCCGCGAACAAAGCTGTGAGCGCCAGCGGGCAATGCATCAATGACTTCGATGCGATCCGGCTTGAACAGGCCGCCTTCAGCCGGTGACGGCCGTTGCTGATACTGGCCGGCGAACGTGTAGGGCGCCGCGGCTTCCATGCGCCGGAGTTCTTCGACGCTGTGCTTTTCAGGCCAAAGTGCAGTGCCGTCATCGCGCAGAGCAGGCAGACAAACGTGCTCCCACTTCTCGCCATTGCCGCCAGCTAGCAGCCAGCCAGCCAGATCGCTCTCATGCAAGCGCTGCATGATGAGGATGATCGGCGTTTCTGGACTGTTCTTGCGCGACTCGAACGTGTTCTGGAACCAGTCGATCACGTTCTGGCGCATCACATCGGATCGCGCCTCATCGGCCTTGTGCGGATCATCGATCAGCAGTGCGCCGCCGAAACCTGGGCGCAGTTTGCCGGCGCCGTAGCCGGTGATCGTGCCTTCCGAGCCCACCGCGTAGACGATGCCGCCTGCGCTGGTTCGCCACTCGTCCTTTGCCTTGCTGTCGTCGCGAAGCTGAACGCCAGGGAAGATCGCCTGATACTCAGGTTCCTGCACGAGCCCACGAACGTCCCATGACGAAGCCGCAGCGAGCCGGGCAGAGTAGGACGTGTAGATGAACTCGCAGTCGGGGTAATGCCCAAGGGACCAGCCAATGAAATTCTTGACGATCTCCGTTTTTGAGTATCGCGGCGGGATATTGATGATGAGTCGCTTGCATTCGCCATTGAACACGCGAGTCAGGGCTTCACACACCTGTATATGGTGCGCCGCCTGCTGCCACGTATAACCGCGACGATTGACGAACATCCAGCGCGTGAACCAGTACAGGTCGGCCATCGACAGCGAACGGAACGAGCGCCGCTCTTTGTCGGAGAATTCCATGCTAGACCTTTGGTGTCGCCGCGTTCTCCTGAATCACGGATCGGATTTCGTCGACGGTGGCCTGTGCGCCGCCGATCTGGCTGACCGTCACATTGGTAACTGGCGCCACCTGGGTATCGATGCCCCAAGCCTTGCGCTCAGCTTCCTGCCGAATCTTCAGCGTCTCCGCTGTGATCTTGGCGAGCTTGGCCGATTCGAAGTCTTTCGTGCCGATCGCGGTGTCGACGATCTCTTTGTGTTCGTCCCACTCATCCCGGTGGCGTTGCACCACATCAGCACGGCGGGTAGCTTCGGCATCAATCGCCTCGGCCTTTTTTTTAGGGTCGCAGGCTGCTACTACCCCTGCTACTTTCTCTGCTACTTTGCGCTGAATGGCCGGCTCAAGGTCTTGCGTCCAGCCCTCTGCGGCAATGTGCTTCTGTATTGCGCCCCGGCTTACGCCGTGCTTCTTGGCGAGCGATGCCTGACTTCCACCGGCCTCATACTCGGCGCGGATGGTGTCCCAGTCGATATTGCGTGGCATGGTTTAGTGGCGGCATGCGCGCTCAAGAGACTGGGCTTCTGATAGCCAGTGCAAATAGGCGGCTTTGGGTGAGCGACTGAAGTATTGGAAATGGAACCCCGGACGCGCTACAGGCGGAGTCAGCATCCATATCCATCCATTGAAGCGGAGGCGCGGCTTTTCACTGAAGGGTGTCATCAGGCGACCTCGAACATCTCAGGCACGACGGTATTGCGCGCCACCTCGCCATACTCGACGTGGTAGGTGGTGCGGCTAGAACAAGCGCCCGACGCTCGCCGCGAATTCCAGCGGGTCTTTGGCGTTCTTGCGTAGATTGCATGTCGGGCAGGCGATCACGAGATTTGAAATCCTGTGCTCGCCACCTTTAGACAGGGGCTCGTAATGGTCGATGTGGTAATCATCGTCGCATTTCACACCGCACCAGTAGCAGACTTTCTTGGCTGCCTTGACCCAAGCACGAATGGCTTTTGTGCTATCGCCTTGCTTGGTTTTGGCGCGTCGCCGCCCGTCATATGAAAACGTGATGGTCGCGCGCTTGTCTGGATTAGCCTTGATCCAAGACCTAGCGTTCTCAACCTTCTTGGCTGAATTGGCGATAGCGTATTGCTTGTCGTATTCGCGCTTCTTCTCGCGATTCGCCAAACGCTTTTCTGATTCCCGCTTTTGCCATTCCGGGTCGAGCTTGACTCTCTCGTAGTACGCCTTCTTGCCAGCCAGAAGCTTTTCGCGGTTATTCATGCGGCTGCGCTTAGCATTTTCGGCCAACCTTTCGGTGTTCGCTGCGTAGTATTCGCGACGATTCGCCCGCGACTTCTCAAGATCCGCCTTATATTGAGCGGACTTCTTGATCCTATTGCATTCGCAACAGGTGTAGTTGACTGTCTGGCACTCGGCAACATGACCGTACTTGCACGGCTTGCCAGTGAAATACGTCTTGAGGCCGGCGGCTTTCGCCTCGGCGCGAGAAATGATCTTCATTTAGACCTGACTAGGATCTTGACCGTTTCGGAAGGCACGGCAGGCGGGCGGTCAAACCCGCTTTTCTCTCCGTCGAGATAGCCGTGCTCTTGAATTATAACGCTATGCAGCCTCTTGCAGCATGCCGATGTCGGCTCGATGCCGCTCGATCTCACCGTGAATGCGATGATGCACAATCAGGCGCATATCGCGCCCAGCGCGGTAACCTTGGCCAGCATGCCAGGCGTCGCGAGCGGCTAGGGTGCGGAAGTACTCCACAGTGCCGCCGCGGTATTCCTTAATGTCCTGGTGGTGGACGTGGCCCACATACCAGTAACGGTGCGTCGTTTCGCCCCACTTCTCGGGCTCGTCTGCCGCCATGATAGGCAGCATGTCCGGTCCCTTGATCGTGTCGCCATGGGTTGATCCCATCAGCACCTTGCCGAACTGGAAGTACCAGGCGACAGCAGGCGACAGGTCAACCTCGACGCGCGGCTCGTCATGGAAGTAGCACGAAATCATCAGGGCCAGCGCATACGCCGAATGGCCATCGTGATTGCCGCGGTTAATGCGAAGAATCACGCGTTTATGCTTCTCGAGCAGTCGGCGCACACAATGGAGCATCGCGCGCAGACCGACTTGCTGGACTTTCGCCCAACGCCCATCTACGTCGAGCTTGTGACCCGACTGGCTTTCGTTCTTCTGATTGTCGGCGTGGAACATATCGCCGAGGTTCAGGAGAAGGGCAGTTTCAGCAGCCGGCGCGATTGCTACCAGCCGATCGATTGCGGCGCACATCAGGCGCTCGGCAATCTTCAAATCAAAATCTTCTCCTGCTTCGGCCCACCAGCTATGCAATCCGACGTGCGGGTCGCCTTGCGGGTAGACGCACAGAAGGTCGGATAGGGTGTGTTCTGGCGGAGGCGTGATCGGCGCGAGAGCTTTGACGCCATCTGCCAGCGATTCAGCAAACTCCCTCAGAATCGCTTCATCTTGGGATTTGTCGACTTCCGTCTTCACCCACTGCATGGCGATCGTGCCATCGCCTTTGACGAGCGTCGACGTGCCGCGCGACCGGAATCCCGGAGGACAGGCGCGCGTCATGTCATGCCGCGGACTGAAGCCCATCTTCGCCGCCCGCTTCTCCAGATTATCCAGAGCGCGGATCACGACGCTGTGATGCAGGCCGAGCGCCTTGGCTGCGAGAGTGGGCTTGCCGTGCTTCTCGATCGCGTCGAGGAATGCGGCTTCCCTGACATCAGCGAATTCACGCAAGCGCGGATCGTATTGTCGTGCCAAGGATTTGCCTGGAATAAAAAAGCCGTCCGAAGACGGCAATGTCGAAGGGGGAGTCGACAAATGGTAGGGTGAGAGCTACTGCGTTCAGTCCGCTAACCCGCAGGGTGCTATCGCACTGCGCGACCTCTTCGGTTCACCCTCAAGGGAGCGGACTGGCATGCGGCTGCGCGCAAAGCCACCAGTCCAAAGTACTGCGCGCTCCCTTGAAGATGCTCTTAGGCTACCGAATCCGCCATTCAGACGATTCGCGTAGCTTTTCGGCTACATATAGTAGTGCTTCCCGCACCCGGGAGTACTCCGCATAGCCGACCTATGCGTGACGAGGGAAGCGGGGGGGCATCACATACCCCAAAGCGCCAACGCCCATTGGTCGCAGTATTTTGACCATTGGTGATGAGCGCGGGCAGCGGCATTTAGCCACTCTGCGATGACGTGATTGGGATTCATAGGATCAGCTTCCTCAGCGCTTCCAGCCGGGCAATCATGGATGCCTTCAACGCCGGATCGATCGCGCCGCGCATGCGGTCGAGGTCAGTTTCCAGGCTGTCAATCAAGGCTTGAGCTTCGGTCATTTCAATCTCGAATTCTGGCCGGAGATTCCCGGCGAGAGACGCGTTGCACGTCTGCGGGCGGGTTACTCCACAGAACAGGGAGCGGCAGGGTGAAACAGTTCTTCAGCGCGCTTTCTCGCTTCGCTCCAGCCTTCCTGCTTGCGTGGCTTGAGCGTCAGAGTAGGGCGCTTGTGTTCTTGCTGGGCTTGCCGTTTCTCGCGCGCCTGGGTGGCTGCATAGACGTCCTCCGGGTTGCCGTACTGGCTGGAGGGGAGGGCATATGAGCGCATGGCGGGCGGAAATGAAAAAGCCCCGCGCGGCTTTGGACCGAGCAGGGCTTCAGGGAATTCGGAGACGAGTTTACCCACTCGCGGGGATTTGGGGTGAGCCTTTCGGCCCTACCGTTCGATTCAAAAGCCTGTAGGGCTGAAGAACCACTACTGAACAGTACGGACACAGTATATACCAGATCTAGATGCGTGCAACAACTTTTTTCTAGATTTGGTGTGTGACACGGTTAAGCCGCCCAATCCAATTTCTCCGGCATCGCCGGAATCGTCTCCAGCGTCGCCAGGTCGATGTCGTTCACATATGAGCCCGTCCAGCCTTTGTGATGTTTCTCCTTGCCGCGAAGGACAGCCGCCATATGCCCATAGTTAAGCCCATACGCCGCGCAATGCTCCTTGAGATTCCTCCCCTCATGCATTTGCCCACCGGGACTTCGAATGACGAAATCCCGCGCCAACTTGTCAGCAATTCCAACCATGCGCGGGTCGTTCTGTTTGGTGCGTCCCCGCAATGCATTGGCGCTCGCTATAGCATTTTTGGCGATGTATGAATGGGTTTCCGCTGTTCGCCCGGAAAGCGCCTCGGAAATCTTCCTATATCTCTCCGACGTGTGCTTTGTCTGGCCAGCCAAGAGAATCGAGTCAAGTCTACCTCGCTCTTCAAAACGGCTGTTTGCCCTGGCTTCACAGTGATTTTGGTATGCCGTGATGAACCTGCAGTTATTCTCTTCGTAGTCGCCAACGTCGCCAATGCGGCCCATCTGGAATTGATCTCGCTTCCGCCCAATTTGCGCGGGAGAGGAAATGCCCGCATCCCTAACTTTGGTCATGTATTGACTAAAGGTCAGAAGGCTTTTGATCGACCGGTCTAGCGCATGGTTTTGATGTTTAAGAAACTTCCCATACCACTCATCAGCCAATTCTGCGGAGAACCCCAGTTCCTCGACGACCTTAATCTTCTCCGCAATCAACACTCTGCCGCGCCACTTCTTCATGCCGTCTCCACAGACTGATATTTCAAGGTGCCAAGATCAATGAGCGTGAAATGGCCGCTTCTTGGCAGCCAGCCGCCCGTGTCGATGTGATAGACGTTGCCAAGCGCAGCCGGACTACTCAGCGGAGTGTGTCCCACGATCACAGCGCGCACATCAGGGACGCCAGAATGATCCTCCAGCGAGATACGGTCTCGACACCAAAGAACCATGTTCGTGATGGCCTTGAGACTGTTGCTGCTCTTGACCTCAGCGAATCGCTGCACCATGCCGCCCCACGTCGGGCCGCAAATATCTGCGTGAACAATACCGATCAGGCCGTCTGCGGTTTCGACCTCGATAGCGTAGGGAAGGGCGGCAAGCCCAAGCGCGTAGTCCTGCTGTTCGTGCGGCGTCTTGCCGATCAGCCATGCACCGCCATTCATCGCATAGTGGGCGGCGTCGCGTTGGCCGGGATTGACGTACCGAATCGCTAAGTCTTCGTGATTGCCTTGTACCGCATGAAACCAAGGCTTGTCGATCCACTCCAGCGCCATCTCGGAATCGGGCCCGCGGTCTACCAGATCGCCGACGCTGAATAGACGATCGACCTCAGGATTGAAACCGACGCCATCAAGCACGGTTTGCAGCAGGCGAAAGCATCCATGAATGTCACCGACCGCGAAATCCCGACCGGTGGTGTTGCGCTCGTAGTGGTGGACAAATGCGTTCATGCTGCGTCCCTCAACAGTTGGCGCGTCTTAGCGCCCGTCGCCGCCACCGACGCCATCATGCACGTCATTACCTGGTCGAACTTCTTTTGATGGTTCCGCGCAAAGTTCTCAACCGGCAGCCCAGCAGCCAGGGCGCGCTCCGAATCGGAGTGGCGCTTGACCCCGGAGCCGCCGCACTTGCCGCACTTGTCGTACCGCGCGCCATTCAGGATCAGGCCAGTTCCATTGCAAGGAACACAATTGTCCAGAACGAACTCTTTAATGCATGCCGTCGCCAACTTCGTTGCATAGCTCAGTTCCACGCCGAGATTGCACTTGGCCTTGTGTGCCAGCAAGTGAATTGCTCGCTTCCCGGAGAAAGCATCCGACCCAAACTTGAACCGGAACAGGGCGGCTCCAAGCTGGTCCGACATGCCGATAGCCGTAAGACGATCAATCGCCTTCTCCTCGCGCTCATTCCAGGCGAGATTCGAACTTCTGACGTCGCTTGCGTACTTGTCTTTGAACATTCGGAACCCCGCACATGAGACACAAAATGTAGTTGAAAAACAACCTGAAATACTGTCCGATATTTTAACAGAAAAGCGCTTCGTAGTCCTTATCTGAAGCGCTGTCAATCATATATTTCGCGATCATTCTTCAAAGCCCGTCATCCCAAGATGCTCGTATCGAATGCCGCCCACTCCCGCATCCACGACAGGAATCGGCACCACCTCGGGCAAGCGGTCGCGGTTCTTCCGGCGATAAAGTGTCGGTGCCGGCGTCCTGTGCCTCAGTTTCATGAGCATGAACACGCCGAAGGTGATGACGCCGAGTAGGTAGGCGGCGACGTAGGTCATTGCTTCGTCTCCCCGCTAGCTGCGCTCGTATCGCTCTCATAGACGCCGGCCGTCCAATGGTGGTAAGCCTCAACCAACCCAGAATTCAGGGCAGGACGACCGTCGAGCAGCGCCCTCATCCGCCGCACCTCGGCGATGATGTCGTCAATGTATGTTGCCAACTCGTCGTATTCGGATGACCGGAAGAAGTTGTTGCCATCGCGCACGTTCTCAAGGAACTCGCGCCACGGGTTATACGGTTTGTCGCTCAAGCTGCCTCCTGATTGAGTTGCCGCCCATTGGCGTTGAACACTGCACGCGCAAATCCGAGCGGTGTAGCGCTTCGAATGTCGCCGCGGTCGTCGGATGGCGGTGCGGCGTGAATGCGGTTATCGGGCTTCTCCAGTCCTGCAGCGCGGTTCGGTGCCGGCATCACGAAGCCGTTGCCAGTCCACAGGCAGGTTTTCTTCGTGTAGTTGTCTGCGAGCTCGAACTCGGTGAAGTCATACGGATGGAAAGCGTGATCCGGTTTGCGCCAGTACGTCGAGATAGTTGATACAGGGTTCTCGATCCCGTAAGGCGCGCCCATGGATTCGCAGAACTCCGCGGCCGACGCGAACATCTCGATCGACTGCGCCAGCGAGCGCAAGCCTTTTCCCTGAAACCAGCGCGCACCACTAACGGCCAGGTGAGTGCAGGGCGGAAAGGCGAACACGAACTCAACCAGGCTATCGGGCGGAATGGCCGGCAGGCCGAGCAGGGCGTCCCAATGGACGAACATGACCCCGTCGCGTACCAATCGGCCGACATGCTGCACATCGAAGCAGATGCAGCGATAGCCGGCGTCGCGCCACGGCTGGGCCATGTTGCCTGTCTTGTCGAACAGGAAGATTGCTGTCGGGGTCACGCCGCCTCCTTAAATTCCAGTCCCATTTTTCTCGCGCGCCGCGGCACCCATCGCTCCAGCGCGCCGTCAAACGTCTCCAACTTCAAATCGTATGGCGCCGGCCCGGTATCGAGCCATGCATGACATGCCATACAGCCCGGTACGCTAAATTCGTGATCTGCCTTCCGCGCGCCGGCCTTTCCGTGCTTGCTGAAATTCGAATGGCAGGGCACGACCGTCGGATCAGCCCAATCCGTCCACGGACAACAGACGTTCAGGTAGCACGGCTCCCCGCGGCAAGCCGCCAGATACTTCGATCCCTCCTCGACGGTCGGCCGCTTAGCCTTCCGCTTCAGGCCGATCCGCCTCTTCGCCTCCTGTCCGCGCTCGAATTGCTGGCGGGTGGGCTGGGCGAAGGGAGAGCGCTTGAGGGTTGATTTGCGCGGCTTGAATCCTGAGCGCTTCATTGCCATGTCACTTCTCCGCGAGGCATCATCACGTCAGCGCCAGTGGTGAATACTTGACCGCAGTCACAGCGCCTGATCCCCTTGTATGGTCGGTAGACGTGACGGTGAACCAGTTCGCACTCGTCCTGGTAGTAAAGCTTTCCGGGGTGCTTTTCGCCTGGTTCCAGAGTCCCGCACACACTGAACATCAAACGGCACGAGCCGGACGAAAAGTCCATGTAATGCGCGCTGTTCACGTGCAGATCTTTGCCCGTCGCTTTCACGCGAACGTGGTCCATCGGCAGAAACGAGGTGTCGTATTTCGGCTGGTAGCACTCGGCGCAAAAGCCAATGCCGTGCTCTTCGGTTTCTTTCCAGCACCGCCAGCAGTAGCAAATCCGTTTTTCGCTCATTCGAATTGGACTCCAAGTGTTTCGCCGGCATATGCCTGCACGCTATCAAGATATGTCGAGAACTCCCCCACGCTCATCTGCGTCGTCGACTTCCGGCGCGTGATGATCTCGCCATCGGGCAGCGTCAGTTCGTCAAGTACGCCATACCGGCGAGCAAAGAACTCGTGCCAGGTGTCCTTGTCGTACTGGCGGCCTTCGACCCAAGCGGACTCGGCGATCTGCTTCAGCACGGCGCCCCAGTAGAAGCGGTTCTGCTGGGCGTTGCGCTGCCGCTCTTCGGCCGTAACGATCAGGCGAAGCGGCTCGCCCTTGTCGGCAAAGACCGGTGCGTTGGCCTTGATGAAGGCGACGACGGCATTCCAGACGCCGCCGTTACGCAATGTGAACTCGCGGTATAGGGCGGCGGTCATGCTTCTACCCCCATTTCCCTTGCAACCTGACTCACGCGCCATGCAAACTCCTTAGCGGCTTCTTCACGCCCGACCTTGCGAGCCTCATTCAGAAGTTGTGCAATGGCGTGATAGTCCGTAAATTCGTTGAAATGCACGGCCCGCTCGATCTCGCCGACTTTGAACAGAGCATCGCCGCTGCGGTCGGTTTCGTTGCCGGCCCATTCGGATTGAAAGTTGGTCATTTGACGCTCCCGTAACATTCACGCTCACATACCGGACACGCGATCACCAGCGCGTCACCTTCGCGTTGATCTGACACCAGGCGTCCCTCGCTCTGCATACACTCGAAGACCGAACGGCAATGAACACACCTGAAGCGCCATTCCCTCTCGCGTGGCGGCGTACCTCGTTGGATGATCTTCATACCGAACCCCGCTTGATCCAATAACCGTAGAACCCGCGCACCCACGAGAATGCATACAGAAAGCAGAGCGCGAATATCCCGTACTGCCCGGCCTTCCACGTCATCCAGAACCAGAACGGCTGCGATGCGAGTCCGAACAGGCACGCATAGCGACGGCGCGACTCCCGCTTGTCCTGTGACAGAAACACCGCAGTAACGCCGCACAGTCCAATTGCAATCTGATCGATCATTGCGTCACCCCCGCTGCAGCATCCCGTTGTGCACGCTCGCGCGTTTCCGTCGCCAGGCGTGCCATTTCGTATTCCGCCTCGGCTTCCCAGCGAAGGACATTCGCCACGCCCGCGAACCGCGCCACTTCAAGCAAGACAGAGCCGTCTTTCATGCCACGGGCCGCCATTTCTTCAATGCGGGTGAGATGCGCCTTGCAACGCACGATGAGTTCAGGTGTATTCACTCTGTTTCCTCCTTCTCTTCCTTCTTCGCGCTGTCGAGAGCGATCCTCTGTAACTCGGTCGCGAATTCGATAAGCTGATTTAGGCTGCCAGCATGAATCCCATGGTTGCTCGCGAACTCATAGAGAGCAGTGGGGCGGTCGAAGCCGAGTAGGGTGGTCATGTCTTACCCCTTGATCCGGTGAACTAGGCCGGTCGGCGTCGGCGTAACGCCGCTTGGCAGCCGGGACGGATCGTTGGTGACCGATGCCATGAACACCGATTCGCCTTCCGTGCCCGTCGCCTTGATGTAGTCGACTTCGACTTTTGCGCTGTCCACCAGCACGCCGGCCACCTGGGCGACGGCGCGCGCACGGTCGACGTCCATCGGGTTGTCCCGGTCGCGAAGCGCAGCAAGCGTCTGCATCAGGTGTTCGCGCATATCGGTGATCGTGCTCATGACTGTCCTTCCTTCGCCTCGCGGGCGATACGATTAAGCTGGCGCGTGATGGCGCCCTTCAGTTGAACGAGTTTCGCCAGTTCGGGCGAGCGCGAAACCGGATGGTTGCGGCGTGCCAGTTCTTTGCGACTGACCAGCTCGAGCGCGTCGAGCGTGATCTTTTCGGCTTCTGCCGAGCGACGGCCGGCGAGAAAACACACGACGTGGCCGCGCGGGACCGGCCCGTTTGCGGCCTCCCATACCAGGCGGTGCACGCCGACCCAGCGACGCTGCGGCGCAATGCTCGGATCGTCCGTGACCTTGCGCTCGAGGTATCCGTCCTTGCTCAAGCGCTCCGATCCGATCGGTACATAGTTATGCTGCGCGGCCCCGCTCATCTCGCCCTTCTTGAACTGCGTGCGCCGGCAGTTTTCGTGCGTGCCGCAAACACCTTTGACGCCTGTATTCCATGCTTTCTGGCCGGACCTGAATCGCGAGGCCATCCCGGCGACAGCGGCGTGACGGCCGGCAGCGGCGAGCGATTCGGCCATATAGGCGGCAGACTTCTTCAATCCCATGCCGAGAGCCTTCTGATAAACAGAAGTGGGCGTGCGATCCATCTGCTCTGCCAGCGTCGCGGTGTTTGTGTCCGCATACGCGCGCTCGAGCAAAGCAATATCCGCTGGCAGCCATGGCTTTTTCATTTCTCACCTCCGATCTCGCGCCATCTGTCATACGGCATCACTTCGAGTCCAAAACTTCCGACCCAGCGTCCTTCCCACTTAAGTACTTCCGGCTCTGTCAGCGGCTCGCCGTCCGGGAACAAACACTGGACTTCAACCCATCCATCCCGCTCTGGCGGCGTCGCACAAGAGGTCCAGGTCATGCGGCCTCCCGGTGGGTTTCGCGCGCATAAGCAACCAACTGGCCGAAAGGGTTATTCGCGCACTTCGCCGGGCTTTTATGCTTCAGCCGGTTACGCATAGCAGCGGGTTGCGGCTTGCGAACGTCGTCACCTTCGCCCCACGCGTAAATCGGGAACGGCGGCCCATTGAGTTCCGTCTTTCGCCAACCGGTGATATGGATGCGGTTGTCATCGTGCATGACCTTGAGAAATTCACCGACGCGGCGATAGGAAACTCCGGTCCTTTCGGCGAGACTCTTGGCGTGATCCGACGACGTTTCAAGCGCATGCTTCAGAATGGCAAACGCGGGCGAATACTCTGACTTCACGTTATGTCTCGCTGGCAGGCCCAGGCTCTGACCTTTGAAGAGCGTGGCGCGCAATGAATGCCGCGGCAAAAGATGCATCTTGGTCTTCATGGGCTCATTGCATGCCCAGATCTCCTTGAGGATGCGGATTTCTGTCGTCGTCCACTCGATCCATACTTTTGGCTTCTTTTCCATTACGCGGCCTCCTTCATCTGAAAATCGGCGTAGATATCGCCGTTGTTCGCGCGGCCGACGATGGTCTTTGCTGCCGCACGAAGTTCGCTACGCTCTGCCACTTCGAGCTGGGCGTCATGCACTGCGAGGGCCGTCTTGAGCGACTGGATTGCATCGGCGTCGAGCGCATAGCTGCCAGTGCGATCGGACCGGTACTTGGCGCGCATCATCCCGATCATTGCTTTCTTGATGTCATCGATGTACTCGCCACCATGCCCGCGCTCACACAGGATCAGCGCCATGTTTAGATTGCCAGCCAGGTCATACCAGGCTTCTTCGGTCGGGCAGCGCATCAACGCTTCGAATGACAGGTGATGGCCGAGTGCGATTTCGTTCTGGCGCTGCTCGTTCAGAGGCTTGGTATCCATGCGCTTTTCGTTGGCGACGATGGCGCGATTCAACCAGCGTGTCGGGTTGTACTTCTTTCTTGGCTTTTGGCTGCGGCTCATGCGGCCTCCCTTTCTGCGTACTCTTGAATCCGCACAGCGATGTGCGGCACCGTTCCGTATTGCTTCGCTACCGTCGCGCTGACAATCTGCTTGTCGTCTACGTAGGCGATTCCGTTCATCGCGTCGGCCACCAGCTTTCCAACGTTGTCCCAATCGGGTTTGACGGTGGCGCCAATCAGGCCACGCACGGCCAGATCCTTGCGCTTCTTCGACCAGCTTTCCGGGATCGGCATGTGGATCGTCAGAAGCATCGAAAGAGGGCGCTTCATCGGTGCTGCGCCATCCATCGCTTCGACTGCGGCCATCTTCACCAGGTTCTCGTAGCTTGCTGTCTTGGCCGGCGTGTAGGTCGATACGAAGTTGCCTCGGCGAGCGAAGCGGGGACGACCCTTACCGACCGGAACGCCGGGCACCGTGAACATCACCCCGTTAGCACTACTACCCGTCGAATCTGCCATTTCTTTCATCTCCATTTCGCTTACCCCCTACGTTCTTTCCAATACCCCGTTAGCCCGTCCTTCAGTTGCCTCTCTGCCGCTTCTCCGAATACCTTGCGCATGTCGGCTAGATATTCGCGGCGCCGATCAATCGTCCAGTCTGCAATCTCCTCGAGTACTTCATGCAAGCGCTTGGGATCGGCGATCATTGGTATTCGTCCCGCATCGAGATCCCTTTCTCAGCAAGCCACTTGTGCCATTCGTCATCCGTATCCGCGTCTTCGTACGTGATCGGCTCATCTGAATACCGCTCAAACGAATAGAAAGGGTTCTCATCGTTCAACCACTTTTCGAATGCCTCGGCCTCGAATTCCAGCCTTTCGTAAAACGCGAATCGCTTCTGGTCCCTGTCCGGATAGATACCGTTCTGATAGTCTGAAACGATCTTTCCGATGATTTGAGTAACTGGCGTCATGCCGCCTCCTTCTTACGGTGATGCATGTTGTACGTGTTCGGCAGGACGCTCTTCTTGTATGGCTGGTAACGTCCGCAAATGTGGTCATAGACGAACTCGACCATTCCGACCTTGCCATTGGTCTTCTTCCGGACCTTCTGCACGTGCACCTGGACGGGCGAGCCGGTCTGCACAACATCCCGATAGACCGTGATGCAGTTGTCGGCCTTATTGCGCCAGTGGGCCGAACCGCTGACGTCGTACGGTGTCGGGACCGGGTAGGCACCTGTCGTCTTGTCCTTCTGCAGCTTCGTCGGGTGAGCGACCAGCCACACGTGCACCTGATTGCGACGGGCGAATGTGCGGATCTTCGTCAACGCCTGGCTGATGTAGTCCGTTTCAGTAACGTTTCCGTCACGGGCAGGGTTGATCTCATTCCACGGGTCGATAATCAGACCGCGAATGCCGTAGCGCAGCACCAGTTGCTGGGATATCTCGAGCAAACCATCGACGGTCGGGTAATCCGGCAGCATGAAGTGGAAGTGATCGTTGATGAATTTCAGCGACTCGCTCATTTCCTTGAAAGACATGCGATCCGTAAAGCCTTCCATGAAAGGCTTGCCGACGATCTTTTCTGCCATCTTCTCGACGTGATACTTGAGCGGCTGATTTTCCGGCGAGAAGATGCCGAAATTCCATCCGTAATGGTTCGCGAGGTTCAGAGCAAGGGCGTCCAGCCATTCCGACTTGCCGTGCCCAGGGATGCCCGTTACAAGCGTCCATTCGCCGGTCATCACGCGATACGTCTCATCCATTTCCGCCCAGCTCGTCGACACGCCGCGCTCCGGGCCGTATTCGTAATCGTTGAAGATCGCTTCGATGATGTCGTCGACGCTGTAGGTTCCCTCGATCGGCAGGGCACGAGCGTTGCCGATGCAATCGGCCAGGATCTCGGCGCCATGCTTCAGAAGGACTTCGTTGGCATCCTTGCAATCCTTCGGCCATACGACGATCAGGCACTTCTCGCGGCCCAGGCGGCGCACCAACTCTTCCTGAAGGCGCACGCCCGGTTCATCGCTATCGACTGCGATGATGTGCAGCTTGACGGCCTCAAGCGCCTTCTCGGTGAGAAAATCGAACTTGTTGCTGTACGACTTCGAGTCGGCGGCCGGCGCACCGTCGGGGACCGATACGCAGCTCTTCAGGCCCGCCATCTCGACGGATAGCTTGTCGATCTCGCCTTCGACCCAAACCAGCACGTCCGGGTTGATATCGTTGATGCCGTACAGAATCCGCTCAGCGCCGGCTGCCATGCGGAAGTGCTTGTCCTTCGATCGATATTTGATGTTGACGACTTCCTCGCCGCGGAAGTAGGGGAACATGATGCAGTCGCGCTCTTCCTCGACCTGCGGGAAGTAGATCGAACCCTTGGTGATGCCATTCCGCTCGACCACTGCAGCATCAATGCCGCGCGTCTTGAACCAGGCTACGGTGCCGTCCGGAACTTGCGTCGGCGTGGCGAACACGGGCCGGCTGTAGACCTTGCGGATTTCCGGCTTCTGCCATTCGCCGCCCTTGAGCGTGCCGCTCCATCCGCAGTGCCAGCAGTTGAACAAACCCTGTTCCGTGTTGACGTTCAGGCACGGGTAGTTCTTCTTTTTCCGGCTGGGCGAGCATTGCGGGCAGGTCGTCTTCACCTCTACGCCGCTCTTGCCGCTGATGTCGATTCCAAAATCGCTAAATGTCTTCACAGTACAAGCCCCGTCGTGTTGCCTTGTTGACCGCTCGGCTTCCCGCCACGTTGATTCCTAACCCAGTTCCGCCAGGTAGCGGGCCAATCGAGCTTTGCGCCGTCTTTCCCACCCTTGGCTATCCAGAAGTCACGAAATTGCGCAGCGACGCTTTCGACATCCAGATCCGGTCTTTCTACTTGGCAGAATTCGATGTCGATATCACTCGGCTCCCAGTCGGCAGGCAAGCGCGTAGCGCGTCGCGTCTCTGCTTTTGTTTCTCTCTTCTCTTCTCTCCTCTTCTCTTCTCTGTGCGTTACTGTCACGTCGTCTGTCACGCTATCCGTCACGTTACTTGTCACGTTACTGTTTCTGGATTTCTCTTCCGCCTCAAAACGATCCTTCTCTCGCTTACGGGCTTGGCGCTCAGCCGCTTGCCGCTTATGCTTTTCGTCCGGAGTCTCGTTCTCGCGGAAGAACTTCGGGAACATCACGGACCCGTCTTCCGTCAGCCTTGCCCATCCCACAAGTGACATTGCGGGACCAAAACAGGGCAGGTCAGACATAGCGGAAATCGTGTCGAGATCGCATTGCGAGAGGATCAAATCGTCTCCGTCACGGTCCCCTTGTTCGCGTGCCGTACCCCATGTCACAAGCAGTGCTGTGACGCATAACGCGACCGTCACGTGACGCGTAACGTGACCGTACGCAGATGTCACGGAGGACTCCTTAGCGGGAACCGTAAGCCAAGAAACAAAATCAGCTTGCCCCGCCAACCAGTCGGCCATGCGGATCACACGCGGGTCGCGCGTCAGTGATACCCTCATCTTGATCCAGTCGCCGGCCATTGCTTATTCCGTGCGCGTGAATTTCCAGACGTACAGCAGAGCGTCAGCAAGACGCTTCGCCTCCTCTGGCGCCATAAAGATCGACGAGGACTTATCAAGACCGAGATTGCCCTCGATTTCAACGTGATAATCGGCGGGGCCATGCTCACGCACGGTCACGCATTGGTCGCTAAGATCGATAGCCAAGACAACGCCGTTTTCCATTCAAAACTCCTTCAGATCGAACTTTTCCATTGCCCAGTCGACGAATGAACCGCGAATAAGCTGGTGGTTCACAAGCCACATGAGCGTTTGTTTGAGGCAGGTTTTGCACGTGTTCATCGCAACCCCTTCTGCGCTTCCATCTTCACCACCTGTGCCGGCGAGCGTGCCGCGATCTCATCCTTCAGTCGGCGCCATAGTCGCGCGCGTTCGGTCAGATCCGTTGCGAGAACCATCGCGGCACCCAATTGCTCTATCCGCGACTCCCGTTCTTCGTCGGTAATCGCGCGATCAGCTGCATTCATATCAACCTCCAAAGAACGGAATCAGGATCGTTGCAACCAGGCAAGCGCCGAAGGCAACGACACAAAGGATGAAGATCGCGGTGCGCATTACGCCGCCCTCTGCGCAATAACTTCTTCCATGATCGTCAGCCCGCGGTCCCGCATCTCGAACTGAGAGATACCGCGCCAGCCGGTGTACTGCTCGAACAGCTTCACGTACTGCGACTGCATGTCCATCGGCGCCTTGGTTCTCTGATTCAGGCAGCGCGACATATGCGGTGCATGCATCCCGACGAACCGAGCGCACATCGACTGGTCATCAGGTTCATTCATTCCACGCTTGGGGCGGTGGGCCCAGCACCATGCAACTGCATCGCGCTTGCAAGTCCATGTGCGAACGATGTCGTCGCTCACGAAACTGATCTTCGGGAGCACTTGGAACCACGGCATTTCTGCTTGATTGTTATCTTTCATGGCTTTACCTATTGCTTTACAGGTTGAAGGAGGGCGAGATTAAGGGGGTCCGAAGACCCCCATAAAAACGCGATATGACCTACAACCCCCCGCCCCTTAGTTATGTTGTGTTGTTAGATTGCTTGCCCACGCGCCTTTGCTTCTTTGCTCTTTCCGCCCGATCCACCACCAGCCTTTCCGCGACCCTTCGCACACAAGACTTTGCGAAACATGGCCCAGTCATATTCCGGGCGCAGTTCTTCGCAGAGAACGCCAGTGATATGCTCGATGGATGGACACTTGTCGATCGGCGCACCGCGATTAATCCAGTTGGAGACGGTGTTCGGCTGCTCGCCAAGTGCATCGGCGAGAGCCTTCAAACCGCCTGCCTCTTTGATGGCGCGGCGCATCGCTTCAGATTCGGGTTTGGTGTTTGTCGGTTCCATGCTCACAAATATACACGCGCCGTGAGTTTTGCGCAAGATATTTGTGAGTTCACGTTGTGAGTCACAAGTCGTGTATGAACAAGTACCCTTCGCAAATGGAAACGACAAATATTCCGTGGCCTGTGATCGCCCAGAAGTTGGCGACGCTCGGCAAGAAACCGGCGTGGTTAGCGGTTCAGCTGAGGACGGGGACCAACACGATTACAAACTGGAAAAAAAGGGGCGGGGCACCTCTGTCGAGGGTCCGCGAAATCGCTGATGCATTGCAGTGCAGCGCTGATGACCTGTTGTCGGCTGCCGCAAATTCCAACCACAATTCAGCAACTACTGATGAGTCGATAAAGCGTCAAATCTCAGGCATGATTACCGATTCGCTCAGGGTGGTGGGCGATAAGATCGGTAACAACAACACTGAGCCAGGACCTGAAGGGACGGGACCGTACCCGTTGATCTCTTGGGTTCAGGCTGGAGCTTGGGAACGCATCGTGGACAATTTTGCGCCGGGAGACGCGGAGCAATGGATCGAGGCACCTGTCAGGGTGTCGAAGAGTTCTTACTGGCTGAGGGTGTGTGGCGAGAGCATGTACGACCCTACTGGCAAGCGCTCATTCAAAGACGGCGATCTGGTGCTGGTCGAGCCTCACGCTTATGCTGAAAATGGATCGCTGGTCGTCGTGCGCCTGGATGATGAATCCGAGGCTACGTTCAAGCAACTCATCATTGAAGGAGGGAGGAAATTCCTGAAGGCTTTGAACCCGAATTGGCCTAACCGCATCTTTGAAGTCAACGGCAACGCCACCATTTGCGGCGTCATCAAAGCCAAGACAGAGGTCTTCTAGGTGTCATAGTTTCCCGCCGGTTACTCACGCAGTTTGCATACAGCCCGCCATCGAGCGGGCTTTTTTGCGTCCATACAACGGGAACTCACAAATTACCCCGAAATAAAACTCACAAAAAGAGTTTGACGAAAACTCACACGGTGTGTAGTATGAACTCATTCGCAGCAAACACGCAGCACCAGCGCAACGGCGCACCTCGAAGCCTGAGGGTTCTTTAAAAATCTAGTTTGGGATGAATAGGCGCGATGGCTTCGGTCGACAGCGCCCAGCTCCTGGCCGTGGCGGCTGCATGTAAAAGCCACGAAATGGCGGACAGATGATCCGTTTCCGAAAGGCGCCCAGCTAACCCTGGCGAGGTAAAGGTTAGCACCCGCCAGGCCGGCCAGATGCACGGTCGGTCTGGATGCAGTTTCAGTGGAGCGCCTTGAGCGAAGCCGCCCCAACGGTCAGAACCGGCGCTGGCGGCAATCAGTGCGTAGGGCGCTCCACTGAGACTGTTGTATCAAACATACCCGCGTGCCGCGTCGTGCGGTGCGCCGTTAGGACAACTATGCGCTGCGGCGCAATGGAGACCACCATGTCCTTACTAGCGAAAGACCTAATTGAACTTAATGCCTTGCCATTACCGCACGGCACATTGACAGACCATCTCCTCCGGGAGATCGCGCTGAATCTGATCGCTCCGGGAGTTAAAGATGAACGCGACGGCGCTTGATGCCTGGCGAAACCGCCCCATGACCGTCCGCACTCTCGATCACTGCGACAAATGCAAGACGCTCGCCGAGGGAGTCGAGACTCGCACTCACAAGAGTTATTGGCCGACATTCGAAATCAGCCTGAAATCGTGTTCGCCATGCTTCGAAGCGGCCAAGCGCGAAGCGTCGGCGGAATTCAACGTGACCATATGTTAGGAGCGTTCAAATGAACATCTACCACTGGATCGCCTTGCTCTTTGTCGCCGACCTCGCGCTCATTCTGTTTGTGCGTGGCGCCGATGAGCGCCGTCAGGATTCGCAGAAGCGGAAGACCGAATGGAGGCGGGCATGAGAAAGCAACGCGGATTCACAGCGATTGAGGTTCTAGCCATCCTGCTGACCTTGTGCGCGATAGCAGGGGTTGGAGGGTTGATCTACATCGCCATGCATTTCATCAGCAAGTTTTGGTGAGGTGAACCATGAAAAGCGACTTAGACGAGTGGATCGAGTTCACTCGCGCATGGGTGGACGAGCAGCAGGGCATTCAGGATGCGGTTGATGCGGCGGCATTTGCTCGCTTCATGGCAGCGCTGGGTTTGAATAACGAAACGAGAGGAAGGCAATGAGCGCCATTGAAAACCTCGGCACGGCAATCGAAAAGGCGTTGGATGATGAACCAGTTTCCGATGTTCTCGCCGTTCTGACTGGCGCGTTCGTCAGCCTCACGGTTGAACTGGTCCGCCGCCAGGGGCACGACGTGACGAAGGAAATCAAGGTTGATGGTGGGCGCCAACGCGACATCACCATTCACGCCCCGAAAGAAAACTGATTTTACGCCGGGAGCAATGCCCATACCGCGAGACCGATTGGGGAGCAGCGGAGCGAGCATGAGACCGAATGCAATTTCCGGCCTATCGGCGAGGCCGGAGCCCTGACGAATTCCAGTGCGTGACGCTCAAATCCGCCAGGGCCGACACCCTACAAATAAGGACTACACATCATGAAATCGAGACAGAGATTGGTCGATACGCTGCCATGGCATGACGATGCGTTGCTGGCCGGATCGGATGGCGAGCCGGAACCGCTTACCGAATCCGAGCGCGCGTCCAGTTGGGACGACGACCGATGGCTTCTGCTTGACGCTGAGGCCCGGTATTTTGGAGGTATGGCATGAGCGAGATCGAAACCGGAGGCCGCGCGTTCCCATGGTGCGGCGATTTGAACGACATGCCGAGCATCAATCTCGGGTTGACGGCGCGTGATTACTTCATTGCGCATGCACCAGCAGAGCCGCAGCCGTGGTTTAAGCCAGTCATGCCACCCCCGCCTCCGAGCGTGCAAATTCCCGCCGAAATGACGGATGAAGAGCGCAATGAGTATTACGGCTGGGACGAATACCTCGGGATTGAAGATATGAAGTGTCCGCGCATACGCGACTACTGCGAGCGCGTGAACGCTCATCGAACTCTCGCTCAAGCATGGAATTCGGAGTTTGAGAAACAGCACTATGTGCAATGGCCGGCTGCGTGGGCCGACGCCATGCTCCGCGCGCGAGGTGCCGAATGAGCGCCACATACGACTACGACGACGGCATGACCGTCTGCATCTCCGACACCGGCCGCCAACGCCTGGCCGACGAGCAACGCCTAACCCGCCTCGACCGCCTGTACGTCGAGATCCGCATCTGCGCACTCGGCGGTGCATTGCTCACCATCGCTGGACTGATTACAAAACAACTACTGGGGATTTGACATGTTCGACGCATTTGAGGCCCAACGCAAAGCCATGCTTCGCCAGATGGTCGAGGCCGCAGACAACAGCCCTGAAGCGAAGCGCAAGCGGGCGATTGAAGCGCTGGGCGAGCGGTGGGTGTTTCATCCGAAGCATGCGCCCGAGCGAGGTGTCTACAACCCGTTGACGGGCCGGAGGTTGGCGTGAGCGATTGGGTTGAAATCCTTCGCCATACCATCGGCGCCGATCAGTACGGACATATCCGGCATGACCGGAACTACTTCATCACCGGCGAGGGCGGTAAGGACTGGCTAGCGTGCGTCGGGCTGGTCTCCGCTGGCTATATGACGAGTCGCAAGGGCAACGCGGCCACTGGCGGCGATGACATTTTCTTTGCAACCAGGGCAGGAAGGGAGTTCGTGCAACTCAACAACGAACCCGCGCCAGAGCCGCGCAAGCGCACGAAAGCGGACGAATGGCGTGATCGCGACGGCTGCGAATCATTCGGTGAGTTTTTGACGAACGGCCGCCTTCCGGTGTTCGAGCAGCGTCAAGCATACGGCAACGCGCCGCGCGATCGATACGGCTACGAATACCGCATGTACCGATACGAAGCCTATCCGTATGACTATCGACGCGACGTTGAGGGTGAATGGTGCGGCACGAAGAAAGAAGCCAAGGCGAGCTACAAGGCAGCGCTGAAAGAACGACAACGCGCGTCGGCTTGACGCACCGAGAACACAGAGAGGAAGGGGAAAGAGATGAAGGTAACGATCAAAGGTTTCATCAATGCCCGCAAAACATCGCGGTATGACCTGGACAAGCACGGCTATGTCGAGGGGATGGAGTTCGATTTCTCAACGTATGACCGCACTGCGCACGATTCCGAAATCGTCATCGTTCGCCAGCACGAGTTCGAGATCGACGTGCCGGATGACTTTGACCCGCGAGAGGGAATGGTCGCCAACCTGGAACGTGAGAAGCGCAAGTTGACGGCCGAATTTCAAGCACGAGTGACGCAGCTGAATTCGCGCATTCAGTCGCTTCTGGCGATCGAGAACAATCCTACGGAGGTAGCGTGAGCCAAGCCACGGAATTGACGGTCCCCGAGCGCGCAGCAGTAGCACTAGGCGCCGCAGAGCATGAAAAGACGCTAATCGAACTGTCGAAGAAATACGCCGACATCGTCGAGATCAAAAACCCGGCCGGGCGCGAGCAGGCTCATTCCGCCTACATGACGCTGAAGAACGCACGGATTGCCATCGAGAAGGCTGGCAAGGATGCACGGGACGATGCGACGAAGTTCAGTAAGGCGGTGATTCAGGAAGAGAAGCGCCTGATCGAGATCACCCAAGCTGAAGAGGCGCGGTTGCAGAAGCTGCGCGATGCGTGGGACGCAGAGGTAGAAGTCGAGCGGCAGCGCAAGGCCGCCGCGGACAAAGCCCGCATCGACGGCATCCGCGCCAAGATCGACGAGATCAAGGATTGCGTGGTCGTTGCGATGGGCCGCACTTCCGATGAACTTGAATCGGCGATCAGCGAACTGGAAACGACCGAGATCACGCTCGAAGAGTACTTCGAGTTCGCGGGCGAGGCCCAAGCCGCACAAATGGCGACGGTCGCCAAGCTGAAGGAAATGCTTATCGCCCAGATCGTGTTGGAAGTGGAGCAAGCCCGACTCGCCGCAGAGCGCGAATCGATCGAGCGCCAACGTGCGGAACTGGCCGAGCGGGAACGCAAGGCCGAAGCCGCCCGCCGTGAGCAGGAAGCGAAGGATAGGGCGGAGCGGGAGCGGGTTGAGGCTGAGCAGAGAGCCGCCCGGCAAGCAGAGGAAGCCAGGTTGCGGGCCGAACGCGAAGCCGCCGCGGCGAAGTTGCAAGCAGAGCGAGAAGCGGCAGAAGCCGAGCTTCGAAAGCAGCGCGAGGAAATCGCTCGCCAGCAAGCCGAGATTAACGCAGTGAAGGCCGAGCAGGAACGAGTCGAACGCGCGCGCCTGGCAGCGATTGAGGCTGAGGCACGGGCCAAACGTGAGGCAGAGGAAGCGGCAGCGCGAGCCGAGGCCGCCCGCATCCGCGCCGAACAGGATGCGGCGATTGCCGAGCAGAAGCGGCGCGAACGAGTCGAGTTCATCAAGAGCGGCCCGGGCGACGTTGAAATCCTAAATCTCGTGGCCAGCCACTACGGCGTTACGTATCAGACGGCATGCAACTGGGTCGGGAAGATCGAATTCATCGAATTTCCCGACACCATCGAATCGGAGAAAGCAGCATGAGCAACGCCGTCGCACTAATTACGGACGAGATTTACGGCGTCCGCGCCAGCTTCGAGGCTGTGAGCGTCGACAGGTCGATCAATTTTGAACGCGAGGCAGGATTCGCGATTCAGATGATTTCTGGAAACGACTATGCGCTCACGCAGGCGATGAACAACAAGCAGTCTGTCATCGATGCCGTGACGAACGTAGCCGCCATAGGGATCAGCCTGAACCCTGCCAAGAAGCAGGCCTATCTCGTTCCGCGTAAGGGCAAGATCTGTCTCGAAATCAGCTATATGGGCCTGATTGACCTCGCAATCCAAGACGGCGGGATCAAATGGGCGCAGGCACAACTGGTGCACGAGAAGGACACGTTTGCGCTCAACGGCATGGACAAGATGCCGCTGCACCAGTTCAACCCCTTCGCGAAGGACCGCAGCGAGATCGTCGGCGTCTATGTGGTCGTGAAGACGGCTGACGGCGAGTATCTGACGCACACGATGGATATTGACGCGGCCTACGCGATCCGCGATCGGTCGGAATCGTGGAAGCGCAACGGTCCCGGCAAGCGCGGGCCGTGGGAAACCGATCCGGGCGAGATGATCAAGAAAACGTGCGTGAAGCAGGCGTACAAATATTGGCCGAAGACCGACAGGCTTAACAAAGCGATCCACTTCCTAGACACGGAAGGAGGCGAGGGGCTGGAATCCATTCGGCCCCAGCAGTCTGCCGGTTGTGCGCCCGATGTCCTCACTGCATGGTGCAACAAGGCCAAAGAGGCAGCAAGTGAGGCGGCATTGCAAACGGTCTGGGAAGGCGGCCTGGCGATCATCAATGCGAGTGGCGATAAGAAGGCCTACGACACGTTCAAGGCGACCGTGAAGAACCGCAAGGAGGAACTGATGAGGGCTCCGGATGATGGCAAGACCATCGATATGCCAGCGACTACGCCGCAGCGCGAACCCGGCTCCGATGACGCGGAGTTGCAGGCCGATTTTCAACGTCAAATGGCTAAAGAAGGGGCGCCGCAATGATCCCGTACATTCTTTCTGAGCATGCCCAAGGGACACCCGAGTGGAAGGCGGATCGCGCTGGACGTGCGACCGGCTCCAAGGCGTCTGCGATCCTCGCTAAGGTCAAATCAGGCGAGGCAGCCACGCGGGCCGACTATCGCGTGCAACTGGCGCTTGAGCGCCTGCTGGGCGAACCTTGTGAAGATGAATTCACGTCGCGCGATATTCAGAACGGTATCGAGCGCGAGCCATTCGCCCGCATGGCTTACGAGGCGAAGACCGGCCTGTTCGTGCAGGAAGCCGGGTTCGCCTACTGGGAAAAGCTGATGGTCGGTTGCAGCGTCGATGGCTTCGCGGAACAGCGGCAGCGCAAAGGCTTCGTCGAGATCAAGTGCCCCAAGAGTAAGACGCACTTGGAATATTTGACAGGCAATCGCCTCCCGCCTGTCTACAAGCCTCAGGTGCTGCATAACTTCCTCATCACCAACGCCGACTTCGCAGACTTCATCTCGTTCGATCCGAAGATGCCCGAGAAGCTTCAACTGTTCGTCTTTCGCGTCGAGCGCGACGATGAAGAGATCCGGGCATACGAAGCGGAGTTGCGCCAGTTCCTGATCGAAGTCGATGCGACACACAAGCAACTGGCGTTGATGGCCGCCTAACTTTACTGCCGCAGCATCGCACGGATTGGCTAACGCGTATTCCCGGTAAGCCGATGCAGCGGCACCCCCCCAGCATCATCGTTGGCGCCCTTCCGGCTCCACGAGAGTGCGTGTGATTTTGCCGACGCCGGTATGGGTCGGCTTTTTTTCGAGGTCGATGAACGTGAGATTCCATATTCATTGCGTGAAAGGCGAAACCTTAGAGATGGTTGGCGATCCAGTCGATCTGCCGAACAATTGCGGCGAAACGTTCGTCGTTCACTTCAATCCTTTCTTCGATAAGCAAATAGTGCAGCTCGGCGTGCTGTTCGACATCGATGCCGAGCGTTTTCGAGTGACGCATGTGGGAACGGGTTTTCGGGTTGCGGGTGGCGACACAATCGATGAAGCAATCGGGTTTGCCATCGCAAAGATGAAAGACGCGGGCGAAGAAAAGATGCATTACGTACTTGATCGCGCCAGAGCTACGCTGTCTGCCGCTTAGCGATGAGTGAGGACGCCACGACCAACGCCCTAAACCTGCGCCTCATCGCAGCGATGGCCGAGAAGACAGCGCAAAGCGTAGAGCGCCGCGCGCTGTGGCCCGGCGAACTAGCGATGGCCGTCGCGCAGATGCAGAAATGGCTTGCTGAGATAAAGGATGGGTGATGACAGACGAACAGATCCGCAAGAGCATGACATCCGAGCAGATCCAGCTTGAGCGCAAGCTCACTTGTGAAGCGATCGACGGCGCAATGGCTTTTGGCTACCAGAACATGAATGTTCCGCCGAGCGATGATCATTGGCTCACGCCATACTGGAATATTGGACGCAAGCAGGCCGAACTCGAACTGCTATCTGCAAGCAAATCGGCCGCGCCGGATGGGTGGGGGCACGTCGCAATTGCAAATGAACTCTGGCAATTGGCCGAATGCGGTTACGAGCATTTTAGAAACGCTTTGGCTAACCACATCAAGAAGGCCTACCAAGACGGGTGGGATGATCGTAAAAACGGCATCGTATCAGTGACATATGGTGATTTGAAATGACACATGACGAGATCATGAAGACCGCGAGTTACTACTCTGATGTTGATAGTGGGGGTCGAATTCGGTTCGACGAAGACTCGCTGATGGATTTTGTACGCGCCTTGCTCCCCGCATCCCCTGCCGCGCCAGCGCAATCGGGGGAGGCGGTGGCTGGTTCGCCCGCGTATGCCCTGCGCGGACTCTACAAGCCTGCGATGGAGTATTTCATTGATGGCAAGCCTGTTACGCCCGATGAATACATCACGTGGCAAGCCGGAATTATTGAGGCAGTTACGAAGGCGAAACTGCCCGATCCGAAATATTACGGCGGCTCGGCAGAGGAAGGCGATCAACACGAAGTGAAATGTGCCTACGTGGACGGCTGGAATGAATGCCGCGCTTCGATCCTAGCCGCCCCGCAACCATCCCGGCCCGCATCTGCCGTGCAGGACGATGAGCGGGCGGCGTTTGAGGCGTGGGCACGCGTCGAGTTCGATCTACGGGCCGATGGTCTGACGCGGAATGGCCACGACTACAAGTACACCGCGATCTGCGACGCATGGGCAGCATGGCAAGCCCGCGCAGCATCCCCGCAAGCCACGGCGACGCAGCCAGCACAGACGGGGGAGGCGGTGTCTGCCAGTCATATGGACGAGATGAAGCAACGCGGACTTGATGAGTGCATTCGACGCGCTGAAGAACAGGGTATGAAGCAGGAAGAAGATGCTCGCCCGCATGGCTGGAAGGGCAACCCTGATATTGCGCCTCTCTCCACCCAGCCCGCGAAAGCTGGCAAAGCGTGCAAGTGCGCGAGACTTGGCTATTTCGCAGGCATTGTGCATCACCCGCTTTGCGACCAAGCTCCGGGGCAATCCGCCGCGGTGCTCGTTTCGCTGACACCGGAAGGCCGTGCGCTGTATGCGATGACCGCTGCCCAGCCAGAACCCGGATCAGGCAATGACTAAAGATGAACTGGAGCAATCGATCTACGCGCGAACGCGGCGTTATGTCGATGATGACGTAATGGACGCCGTTCTTGATCTGCTGGCTGCATCCCGCCGCGCTGCGCTAGAGGAAGCAGGCGCATTCATGGACGCGCGAGCCGATGAATTCGCGGCATGTGGCAATCACACTTCCGACACGATGGCGATGATTTATCGGTCAGAAGCCAACGCTATTCGCGTCCTCGCCAATGGAGACAAACAATGAGTTACCTGATTAACAAGCTTCGCGAGCGGGCCGCATACATACGAAGCATTTCCGCCCCAAGATACAAAGACCAGGCTGCCCAAATTTACGACGAAGCCGCCGATGCTCTCGAATCCGCGAACGCCCGCATTGCCTCCGTCGAATCAGATCTGGCATTCCAGAAGTCAGTAACCGACGCAGCGCGCCAGCATCAAACCGATTTGCTGGAGCGCGCCGAGGACGCAGAGGCCCGCACCGCTCTTGCATCGAGCGATGCGCAAGCCGAGGGTGGCAAGAGTGAGGCGGTGCCATTCGGCTGGATCGCGAGAAACGATTTCGACATAGGCGATGGTGTTGCCCTTGTCGGAGCCAAGGTTCGAGATGACGACGTTCCGCTCTACACCGCCCAGCCAGCCGAGTGCGCATCGCGTGATGTGTTGAAGGCGCTTTTCGAAGTGCTCATGCGCCGGAACATCGAAATCACAAGCGAGGTCTACCTGACCCTCCGATGCGTCGGCGTCCCACCTTCGAAGAAGGAATTTGTGGGCGCCATCGAGCAGGCAGCGAAGGAGAAGGCATGAAACGCGAATGGACATTCCGCGTCAAATGCTCCCATCCCGACTGCAAGGAATGGGACATATTCCGGTATGACACACAGCGGGACATGGTCAACAGTTTCGAGGTGAAGCATTACAGCGGCGACCGGTGGAAGTGCTTGCGACACAAAGAACCGAATCGGGTTCTGTCCGCAAGCAACCCGGAAACACGCTTCGAAGTCGTCTCCGACCAGAAGGAGCACGGCAGATTCTTCGGCAATAGCGGGCTCGTGACGGGGCCGGGATTCCTGGCCTATGCCGAAGACTTGCCGGCCGGCGCAAAGCTGATCATAACGGCACGGATTGAACTGCCGCCCGAACCAGGGCGCGACACAAAAACAATCGACATGTTTGCGGAGGCCAAATGATCCACGTACACGACAGAAGCAAAACCTACAGCCTTTGCATGAACATCGACGGCTTCATCCGCAATGCTCGCTACCCCAAAGGCTATAAAGGCCTCTTCGTTGAGGATGGGAAAGAGTTGAGCGCTCCCGAAGCACGAACGTTCCTCGCACTCGAAAAGGCCAAAGGCCGGGTTGTCATTCCGTGCTCGTCTGAGTGCGGCAATCCCTGCCAGCATTCCGACAACGGGTGCGCCGGGTTCGACTACGCGGGCGGCGGTTGTCCGGGGCGCTATACGAAGGAGACGGAATGACTCATGACAGCCTCCACGCATTCACCGAATCCGCCCGCTCAATCTCGCTATCAAAGCAACCCACCGCGCAGCAAGTACACGACGTGTGCTCGAAGTGCGTGCAGATGGCCGCGGACTATTTTGACGGGCCTGTCACGATGACGTTAGTTGGGTTGAGGGTGGTGCGGGAGCCGGTTAGGGCTAGGAGGGCGTGATGAAGATCCGAAAAATCGCGAAGCGAGCGCAAGAGGCGTCGCGTCGCTGGCAAGTTATGTTCGAAGAGTTCTATGACTGCTGGTACTTCGCGCCATTCGAAGATGCGTATGACTGCGGGCTAGGACATTGGACGGACAACACGTACTGCGATCACGGCGTTGCATACGCAAGCGCGTGCGAAGAATGCGGAGACTATGAAGATGATCGGTGACAAGTGCAGCCACGGTGTGAAGTGGGGCGATGAGTGCCGCGAGTGTCAGTTGGTCTGGGACCGCGAGTTGGTCAGGCGCTGGAAGCCGGAAGTTGAGGCAGCGGAGCGAAGGATTAGGGCGACCGAGGTCGCGATGATCAAAACGGAGTATGTGGAGGTGAAGGCGTGAGCGATCAAATAAAACCATGCGACTTGCCGTGCCCGAAGTGCGGCAGCGCCAACGTGATGCGTCGATTCTGGCCGAAGGGCGAGCGTCGGCAGGCGAAGGAGTACGGCATGCCCTCATATCGGTGGACGCGAGTCGTCGCCTGGAACGAATACGCAAACAGGGACCATCTGGTCCATCACTGCCGATGCTGCCAGTACGAGTGGCAGACGCTCCCAATGAAGGCGGAGAAGCAGGCGGCATGATCGAAGCAGCACAACGCATAATCGAAACCACAAAACGGATTTGGGGTTTGGGAGGTAGGGAATGAATACCCAGGGGACTATGATGGCTAGTCGGCTCATGTCGCCGGGCGACCTCGTCGAGATCACCGGCAAACGCCGTTACTCCAAGCAGGCGGAGTGGTTCAAGGATCAGTTCGGCGTGACGGTGACGCAGCGCGACGATCGCAGTATCGTCATGACCTGGTCGACGTATGAAGCGCTCGCGGCCAGAAAGGTCGGGCTTGCGACAAATGGCGACGGCCCGGGAATCGTTGAACTCTGCTTTGACTGACCATGGCCACACGCAAAAAAGCAAAATACCCGCGCGTCTATCCGAAGCACGGTGCATGGTACTGGGTCGAGCCGCGCACCGGTCAATGGATCAGGCTATGCGAACAGACCGAGCCCGAATCGAAACTGCTCGAGCGGCTCGGCCAGGAGCGCAAGCGTTTCGAGAGGCCGGAAGGGGTGGGCGACATGCGCCCACTGATCGACGAGTACGTGCAACTGCACAAGGCGAAGCACAAGGAGCGGGCGTGGAAAAGCTACGGCAAGTACGCCGGCAGCGGTTTCCGGAACGCGAACGTCAAAGATGTTCGGCCAACGCATGTATCGAAGTGGCTGAAGACAAAATACGAAGACAAATTGCCGATGCAACGCGTGATGCGCGCGTTCCTGTCAGGATTCTTTCAGTGGTGCGTCGATGACGGCAAGATCGACGCCAACCCATGCAAAGAAGTGAAGCTGAAGAAGCCAAAGCCGAGCACGGTCTACATTACAGACGAGCATTTTTCCGCCATCCGCGCCGCGATGGTCAGCTATGAGTACACCTGGCGGGGCAAAACCCTAACCTCTCACGTGAAGACCGGGGCGATGATGCAGTGCTTTGTCGACCTGTGCTATCTGACCATGCAGCGCTCAACCGAAATCCGGCTGCTCAAATGGTCGCAGGTCGACGAGGCGGCAGGCGTGATTCACTTCCTGCCTACCAAGACTGAGGATTCTAGCGGTATCGCAGTAGACATCGTGACCTCGCCCGAGATTGCCGCAGTCATTTCTCGCATCAGGGAGATCGACGGCAAGGTGAAGCGCATCGGCGAGGCGAACGTCATCCACGCGATAGACGGGTCGGAGTATGAGGCCACCGCCGTTCGGGCAGCATGGCTTCGGGCCGTCAAGCGGGTAGGATTGCAGGGCTTGGGGTACACGGTAAAGTCGATTCGAGCCAAGGGGCTAACAGACGCCAGCAAAGCTGGATATGACATTACAGACCTGCAGGAAGCAGCCGCGCACTCGACGTCGAAACAGACTGAGGATTACATCAAGCGGCGAACCGTGCCGGTCAGCGAGGTACGTCTAAAAATTCCCAAGCGCGCGTGAGGTCAGCAATTTATTAGACAGCGGTTAGACAGCGCATTAGACAGGTGCAAAAGGAAGATCCTGAAAGCGTTGCCTGGATTGACCGGAAAGCAGGATGAAAATCCATCGTGCGTCTGTTCCGTCGTCAGATGTGCGACGGAATAGCCGGTCAACCGCCCGCCTGCGGCCTGCCCTGAGTTTTCCCTCGTACCGCTGAACGGAATCGATACGGTCGCGTCATCGAGGTAAAAGC